TAAACTTTGTAAGTGTTGGTCTATTGGTATCTCAAATATCATAGCCAATTGCGGTCTTATTTCTATTGTGTCGCCTACAGCCCATGCTTGCGCTGTTCCATCAACAGTAGTTTGTTCCACTTCAATAGTAGTATTGTTTGTAACCTCAAGTATATTATGGTAAGTTACATCGCCACCAGCGACAGGAGTTCTTTCTAATACCATACCCTTTTTAATTCCGTTATCTTCGTAAGTTTCTCCTATGTTTTGTAAAACATAAGTTGCTACACCATCCACAGTTCCTGAGTTTATTGGGCTATCTATACCGGAAGAACTACTATATATTGAATCTAATTTTCCATTCCATACAAAAAACCTATCGTTATTATTAGGGCTGTTATCTTCTCTATCATATACAGTAATAAGCCTACCCACCCCACTTTCAGCAAAGTTTGTAGTATCATCAATAGCCAAACCAATACTACCTAAAGGAAAACCGTTTGTTGCTGTTGTAACATCTGATATTAAGTGGTTTTGGTTTTGATGTTGTCTAAGAATACTACCTGTAGTTGAATAAGACGTAATAGATTCGGCCCAATAATTATCAATAAGAGCAGGGAACCCTTCTCTTTCTGCTACATAGTCTGATAAATCGGTTTTGCCGCCGCCAATCTGTCCGGTTCTGCCGTTATTTGCATGAGTATTAAGGTTAAAGAACTTAGCGCAATCTATTACAATTAAAGAACCTGCTTTATTTTCCCAATCGTGAAATATATCAACTCTTTCTGCTTCACTACCGCCAGCCGGATAAGCAATTATTCCACCGTCGTGTCCTGTAGTGGCGGAAAAATTAGTTGTTGTAGTCATCTGATTAGAAGTATTAGATGTTATTTCGTGTATTCCATCGTGGGCTGTGCTACCTACTAAATGAACATAAGTGCCGAAGCCGCTTGAATCAGATACTGTTATTCTTAATTTACCCCCGTTATTATCAAGTGTTGCTGTATTGGGGCTTGTGTAATCAGCGGGTTTTGAAAGCGGGGTTCCCGTAAACGGGTCAGATGTAGCATCCATATTCCATACTAAAAAGTCTTCACCGTTCCGTAACGAACCGAAATTGTCTAAATTACCTTCGGAATCTGTTTGGTCTGCAAAGTAAAGGTCAAAGGTATAATTTTCATCTATTGGGTATTGAAGACCGAATGATGTTTTTCTTTCTTCTCCATCAGCATTTGCATTACCGTTGTTTCTCATGTCGGACCAAAGAAGCCAAATGTGTTTGTAATCGTTATCTATATCTTGCACACGGAAATAGTATTGTCTATTTGCGGTATTGTTATCCGTAGGATATGTTCCCTGTATGTATTTAACTCCGGTTAAATAGTAATCAGAAGATACTTGTTGTTTGCCTTGATAAATAAACTTTTCAAGATAGATTGCTCTTGTGCTATCCCAATATAAACCAAGACCTGCGGGCGGGTCCACAGCCCATATTTCGACTATGCCGGAGTTTGGAAAGTTCTCGTATGTTTTTTGTTCTATTTTAATACTCTTAGTGGTAGGAGAAAGACTTACACCGCCAACAGAAGTAGGCTTACTGTAATTTACTCTCGTTACACCAGAAGGTAAAGTATTATTTGTATAGTTATATTTAATTTTACCGAAATTGTATTGGAACCATAAAGACATAGGTAAATCTCTCATCCATTTGCTATGCAAAGCCCTATATTTAATATCAGAAGCGCTATTAGAATCGAATATATCTTCTATATATGCTGTATCTTTAGTCCAAGAAAACCTTGCTGTTCCGCTTAAGAAAGAATCCGTTGTGTATGTTCCATGTGATTCAGACCCGCTATACGGAGTGTTTGTTTCAACCGACCAAAAATAACCTGCTGTGGTATAGTCGCTACCTGCATTAACAGACAAATAAGACCTGATTTTTGAGATTTTTGTTACTCTATGTCTTACACGATAAGAAGCGGTTAGGTCAGCAGAAGCAGCATCATTTCTTCTATTAATGTAAAAATAATCCCCAACTTTTAATTGCGGGTCTGATTCAAAAAATACATTTGTATAGAGAGGTGCATTACCGATGGGGTGGAATGCCGAAGGGCCAGCAGTATAAATATAATAAAATGCACTATCAAAATCCACACCATACCAAGAAAGATACAAAGCGGAATTAAGGCCCGGATATTTACCGATATAGAATATCTTAGAAGAATCATCAAAATTACTGTAAGCAAGGTCGCTTGCGTTAAAAGTTATTTCTCCTGTTGTTCCATCAACTGCTGTAGCACTAATAGTACTTGTGGTAGCATAATTATCTGCTGTAATATGAACATTAGCAAAATCACCTACTACTTTACCATGTGAAGCATTGTTAGGTATGGCTATAACTGTAGTGGCTGAACCTGTTGGTTCAGTAAAACCAAGAATGTTAAACGCTACATAATCATTTTCAACATTGTTTGGTCCATAATCATCTTCATTATTATACAATTGAATAGCATGACCCGAACCCAACTGCATTCTTTGGTCTGCTGTTTCTATGTAAGAGTTTTCTGTATCAAAGCCTATATTGTTATCAAGAAGTTTTAATTTGCCGCCACCAAGATTCATAATATCTCTAAAGCCCTGCGCGCCATAACCCCAATAATCTGTAGGCTCACCGCTACTATCTTTATTTTTTTGTCCTATATCCCAAGTAGGAATTTGGTTATTTAGTTTTTCTATTGAATCTTTAGCGGAAATGGTTAATACTCTATTTCTATGTTTTTGTTTTATTGAAAATCTATCAACAAACCCACGCCATAACGGACGGTCAATTCTTTCGTCTGTGTCGCCAAAGAATAACAAAGACCAATCAAGCGGGGCCGTTGCTACAAATAAACTTTGTAGGTTTAACACATAATCAGTTGCTGCTGCGCCTCTTACTCCGCCTGTTAAATCGGGGTCGTCTGCTATTTGCACTACACATGAAGAAATCCCGTTTGTTGGTTGTCTTAATTCTAAATTTGTAATGTGTGCGTCTGAACCTGTTATATCATCTGTAAGGTATCTAACTAAACCTACTCTATCAAGCATTAGATAAGATACCCACCCTTCGTCGTCGGTATTAGTAGCATTATTTACTGTTATTTGATAACCATATAGATTTGATGCGGTAGTAGCACTATCTGATGTTCCGTCTTTAGCGGCATCAGTCATGGCTTGATTTGTAGCGTGTGAACTTCCATTAATATAAACATCAAAGTTATTATCTGTGTAATTAAAAACAAAATCAACATCAATCCAAGCATTATCGTTTGTATAAGATTGTAAAGAACCGGATGAATTGTAAAGTAAACCTTCTTCGTCATAAGAAATTGCGGATAAATCTAAGTTGTAGTCTATAGCGGGAGTTCCGGTATAACCAGCATCATTAAGAATACCCGCTTCGCTTGCTGGAAAACCTATTTCAAACTTAACTCTTGTATCATCCCATGCAGCATTTTCTGCTTTCATAGTTCTCACGGCTATTCTTGCCGTAAATATATCTCCATCAAGGCGTGTATTAAGAGGGCCGTCATAAATTATAGTGGGGGCTGTAGCAGAATCGCTTTCGGCTTTTCTCGATGACTGCACACATAAAAACGGCATACCCGATGGCGACTTAACTTCTGCATAAAGTGTTAGGGGTGTAGTATTACCGCTAACTTGTTGTAGTTGTTCTCCGGTCCAAACGCCAGCAAGATGCGCTCGTTGCACGAAATCGCCCGTTGTATCAATTAAACCCGCTTCTTTGTTTGCATAATTAGTATTATCATAATCCTCCATGTTTTTTCTTCCGAAGGATGCGTCGTTATCTCCTACAGGAACTAAGTAAGATGCGTCGCTGTTATGTCCGTTTATGAATCTATGATACTGTGTGCTGTAAGTTGAAGTGTCGTTGTTAAAGGCATAGCGGTTTGCTACATGGCCGTCGGGATATTGTAGTTGGGCTCTCCCTGCCCAATTATAATTATCAATCCGAGTATCGTCAAATGATAACCATTCAAAAATACCATCGTTTTTTAACTCATTATTACTACTTGATGCAACTTTAGTGTTGCTTGTAAGACCGCTATGTATAACCCTATCTTCTAAAGAAAAGCGATATTTAGGATTTAGAAAAGCCTCTCCGTTCATTGGATTTCCAAAATGACTGTTAGAAATACTATAAGAAGCATCGCTTGGTTGGTTAAGGTCATCTGCTATGGCTCTCGCACCGTTAAAATCATCGTAATAGCCCGCAAGCCATATTTGATATTTCTTTTCAACTGTTCTTACCATACACTCACCTAAGCAGTTAGCGGATTTCCAAAGTCATAACCCCTTCGTTCTAACTCATCCATCAATACATCAGCCATCTCCGGTATAGTCATACCGTTGAAAATGTTAGTCATAATTACTTCGGTTGTTGTTATTAAGGTTTCGACTCCTTGTTGTTTAACCTGTTTTACAAGGTCGCCTGTAACATTTGATGCCGCAAAACCATAGAACAATTCTTCTCTTTCATTAGCAAACTCATGCACCGCTTGTTTGGCTTCATCCATACCACCAACTAAAGTCTGTAAAGCATCCTTTTCTTTTTGGCTAAAGTTTTCTATTTCTTCACCAAATAATTGCATAGATACTCTCAAGTCATCTATATTAGTAATACCGTGCCTTTCAATATAATTTGCTAACATTTCAAAATCTTCTTGGAAATACCCTATTTCTTGTCTTGTGTCCCTTAGCGTAGTTCTCCAATTATCTTCACCCATCATGTTTTTAGATAAATCAGTCATTCTCGGTGCAAGTTTATAAGGGTTGATTAAATCCAAATTCCAACCTTCTTCTCCATATTTTTTTAGTATCTCTCCTTCTCGCTTCAATAAATCAAAATATCTTTGTGTTTCATCTTCATTTGCTAACCCTAATTCTGTAAACTCTCTAATATCTCTTGCTTGTCGCAGATTTACAATTTCTTGTTGTAAGCCTTCTATGGTTGTTTGTGTTAAAGTGTCTTGGCTTTGTTCAATTTGCCCTAATAATATCTTTTTTCTTTCTAATTCCTCATTAAGTAATGCCGCAGTATTAAACTCTTGCATATATGAGGCAACAGCCCCCGAATCAGCAACTGCTGTATTGTATTCTTCTTGTGCTTCTGCCGCATCTAATTGTAAGTACCCTAATTTTTCTATTACGGTTATTGCAGCATAAGCAATTACTAATCTTTTAGTTAAACGGTGAATTGCCGCCGACATTCTGGTTATATTTTTAGTGGTAAACATGGCTGTTTCACCGAAAAATAAGTTTGCTTTTGCTCCGCTATTTGTTGCTAAATTATTAGCATTTTGTGCTTTTGTATCTTCTTCTTTTGCTATAGTCATAGCAATTGTTTTATATATCTGAACACCCATAGCAGCGATATTCAAAAGCATACCCATTCGTTGCGCTTTTTCTGATTTACCAAATATAGTTAAAGCCATACCGGCGGCAACTAATTCATATTGAAGTTGGTTATATTGCCTCGCCATCGCCATAGCAGTTTCTTTATTTCCCTCATTCTCCACGTTTCTTTGAATAGCCATTCCGGTCATGTTGCGAGCCCTTCTTTCATCATTTCTCGCTATAGTTTCTTTTAATTTATCTTCCATTATTAAGTTTTGTGTTGTTAAACCGCCTCTTACACTACCCGCTCTTTTTCCTTCATGGTATTGAACGCCTTGTAATGAAATTATTAAATCGTTATTAGCGGCTATTCTATCTCTTATTGCTTGTTCTTCGGCCTTCATATCAGCAATTTCTTGTTCGGACAAAATATGACTTTCATAATTTTCAAAGGCTTCCATTTCTCTCGCGTTTTTAAGTTCATTGAGAGAGGCGGTATAAGCGTTTGCTATTGGTGTTGCTTCCATCATAACACCATTTACATTTGCTTGGGCCTGTGCGCCCGCTAACTGCTCATTGTTCAATGCTCGCGTGATTGCATGGTAAGTCTGCATAGATATTTGCACATTTTTAAGGGAGATAAGCATATTAAAAATTGGACCAGCAAACTTTTGAAATGCTTGTGCTGTTCCCATAATACCGCTAATTATGGGCCCAAAGAGTCCGCTTTGTGATAAGGCGGCAAGGTCGCGTGTGTATAACGCTTGTTGATTAGTTACCTTTGTTAAAGAGGGCAACAATGACTCACCAAGAACACCGCTGTATGTTTTGAGTCTTGCTTCTGCTTCATTTAGTTGGAACAGTTCGGTATCACGCCTTCTTTCTATCTCATCCATAGCAGGGAACTGTGCTAATATAGCCTCAAACTCAAGTTCTCTTACCCTATCAACATTTTCAAGTAATTTAATTAGACGGGTATAGTGTCTGTTTCCGGCGACAGATTGAGCAAGAGCCTGTTGTTCTGCACCATTCATAGTTTCGTATCTATCTGCTAACTCAACTAAGATTTGGCTAAATGGCCTCATATTACCTTCTGCATCTTTTAGAGATATACCTAACGCAGTTACAGCATCTGCCGCCCCGTTGGTATTAGCACCTAATCGAGCGTATATCATACGAAGGGCACGACCACCCTTACCCTGTTCTTCTCCGGCCTCAATCAATGTAGCCGACATAGCGGCCATCGCCGCAATACTTTCATTAGTTAGGTGGGCCTGTGAAGCAAACTGATTCATAACGAAAGTAATCTGCTGCATAGTAGCAGCCGACCTGTTTTCGACCGTGTTAAGTTGGTCGAGAACGCGAATAGAGTTTTGTCTAATTGCTTGCGCTCTTTCTTCGGCCTCCATATTATCTTCAAGACCTTGAGTCATAAACTTTGTTTGTTGTTGTAAGTTAATCATTCGCTGCATAGCGGCTTCGGTTTCCATACCGCTTATCAAACCAAACTCCATACCCAACCGAGTTCCAGCACTTACTGTTCCTTGACCGAGAACACCGGACAACTGAGCCATTCTTGCCGAAGCCATAAATGCTTCATCAGCGGCAAACCCATACTCTATACCTATTCTTGATATGTCGTCTTGAACTGCCCTTGCCGCTTCTCCTGTAACATCTAAGAACTTTTCCATTTCAATTCTTGCTTCTTCTATTTCTCTTGTAGCCGGTATAACAGCATCCATTAGTTCATTAAATGGTGTTGCTATTTCTTGCGCCGCTTCTTGAATACCCATTATAGCATCCATATATAACGCTTCAAAAACAGTAGCCGCTGCTCTTGTATCTTGAATAAGTTTAGTTGCTTGGAATGTTCCCACAATGTCGAAGAAAACTCTTGAAGCACCCGCACGAAGAACGACCATCGCCACCGCACAGGCAAACATTACGAGAGGAGTAAATGTAAGAGAAGGAAGTAGCATTTCACCTATCATCGCTTCCCTCTCCACTATGGGCCTCAACAACAGGGACCCCGCTATCTCTCAGTATATCGAGAAGTTCGTTGTTGTTGTTTAATAGTTTGCGTTGCTCACGCTTTTGATTACGGCGGGCAACCATACCCTTAGCGTCCTTTTTAGACGCTTTATTAGTTGCTTCGGATATTTTATCATTGATGTCTGCGGCTATAAGCAGGTCTAATTCCATCAGACGGCGACCGCCCTCAACAGAATACTTTAGCCATAAATCAGACGGTAATGTTCCTTTGAAGGCCATGCACAGGCTCGGTGCAACCATCAGGAACTCAGAAAAGGGACTGCTCCCTCCTCATCATCGCCACGCACGAACTGTAGTATTGTGTTTAGTTCTTCAAAGGTAAGCATATTAGGGTCTATATTTTCATCAAGAATGCACGCTGGGACCCAATCTTTAATTTGGTCTTCAACGCTACCGCCCATTTCATCAAGTATATTAGCGAACTCCTCGTTCTGCTCATCAGTCCACTCCGACGGCTCGCCAGCGTGGCGCATCTTACGGAATGCCTTTCCTTGAATGTTTGTGATACGCAGTCGTTCCATTCCTGACGCTTGCCTAACCCAAATCTTTTTTCCATCATCTAATTCTATTTCTTTCTTCATAACCGGCATGGTTTTCACTCTCGCTCTAATATAAGGCACGCCTTGCGGCCTTATTAAAGATTTCACTCATCTTTTTCAGTTTTTGTAGCCTTTGGTGCGGGTTTTTTTGCCGCTGGCTTAGGTTCTGCTTTCTTAGCATCGGGAAATCTTTTACAATATCGCATGACTACCTTTCTATCAGCCATTTTTTCAATGTCTTCTAAATACTTTTCCGGTATATCTTTACCCAAAGAAAGTGCGAATGCTTTTAAGTCCATCTAAAACACCTCAGTAGGCAGTTCCGTCAAGGAGAGAAGAACCGCTCATTTTAATTTGCATGGCTTTGTCTGCGCCGCCAGCATCATAAAGACCTACGAAATTAACAGTCATTGTGTTGGAATCTCGACCACTTACGCTTGCTTCGGGTGCTTCAAACCTTACTTTGTAAAAAGATACTTCGATATAATCTGAGCCGCTTTCTTCATTAAGTGTTAGTTTGATAGCAGGTGTAGCCCCACTTGGGTTATACAAATCACCATCGGCTTTAATCAAATTGTCGTATGAAGGGTCATCGCCCGTTGGATTTGCACCATAAACAACCATGTTTAATTCGATTGTTCCGGTAATTTCCCTACGTTGTGCCTGTGGTGCGCGACGGTATGTTGAATCGCCGAGAGCATAAGCGTTGTCTGTATCTCTATTCAAGTTTATTTCAAAAGAAAAAGACTTTACGGTTGCCGAAGCAGTTGTGTTGCCGCTACCATCGTCAAAAACTATTGAACCGTTTGCGAAGTAAAGAGCATCGAGAGCATCACTAAATGTAGGTGTTTGTAGGGCTGCGCCCCCCGCTGTATGGCTTTCTGCACAACCTACGAAATCAGCAGATAGCATTACATATTCGCCTACACTTGCGCTCATAGAAAGTCTGTTGCCTACCATACCTGTGAACTCATTTTCAACGCTTTCACGGCCTACTTGAATTGTGAATGAAGGCAAAACATCTGTTCCGCTTGGCTCGGTAAAAGTATGAACTGTTCCCGAAGCACTATCTTTGAAAAAGGCACGCATTACATTTGCTGCGAATGGGTCTATTTGTGCCGCTGCATTAAAACCACCTTCTGCATATTCAGTTCCTGTTACTGACTTTGATGCAATAGAACGGCTCATATCTTGTCTTGTTAGTAAATCGTATCGGTGTGCAAAAGACTCATCGTCTATCTCACCATATACTTCTGTTCCACCGCTACCTGTTGATTTGTAGGTGGAGCCTTCTTTCTGTATGGAAATATATCTGTTATTGAACTCAACCATAGTTAGCACCTCTATGTGATTGTTTTAGGCATCGGCTGTCCTATAAACATTATCATCGGTGTCGCATATCAATCCTACGCATATATGTGAGCGTGAGAACATGAACGCACACTACTTCGTCGTTATCCATTTTAGGGTCAAGGTCGGCAGTATAGTTTATAATACTATCCGTAGTGCCCTCCACGCCCGTTTGAGTGTATAATTCATCAAATACTTCTCCCATAAGATTAAGTCCTTTACGATAAGCATTCTCATAATTAGTTCCTTTTACGCTAATAAAAACCTTTACATCATATTCTTGCGTAATTTTAGCGCCTCCGAGTGATTCAAAGGTGGGTGATGATAAGCCCTCAACTAAAACATGAATACTCGGTGAGGCTATACGGTTAAGCATCTGTGAAGATATATCATACCCATAAACAATAGATGAGTCATCAACTTGTGTTTTTAAGTATGGTCTGTTTGCATTCTTGATTTGCTCGACAATACCCAAACCCATGCGGCCCAATGTATCTTGCGCGAAATCGGACACCAATAGTTCTTCGGGGGTAAATGCACCAAACTTACTGTAATAAACAGATGCCCACTTTACATTACCGGTAGTATTACCCCACCTAACAGTCTTACCGGACCCCGAACTACCGGTTACACTTAAAAATGCGTCATTAGCGTCATCATCGTCAATAATTTCATGTTTATATAGTTTGGCTGTACCGTCTGCCGCAAGAGTTAATCTTAGCATAAGACTAACGGGCTCGTCTTCGGCCAGCGTTAGGTCAAGGTCTGTTAGTGTAGCGGTTGTAGCGCCTACGAGTGAAAGGCTTGTGTTTGTGCCTGTGGATTGAACCTCGACCTTGTGTGTGCCGTTATCTAACCTCATCAAGACTTCGCCGCTATTAGGCGCTGTAGTGTATTCTAAGCACGCAAATAGCGTATAGGCACTTGTGGTAGGGGTGATGGTAAATGTGCTGTTAGTAATGACCCAATAGCCATTAGAGGCACTACCGCCGCTACCGGACCAACTGTCGTTAAATGTTCCCGTTAAAGCAGACGGGTCTGTTCCGTTCATTCGGCTATTCCAATACTGAGTCTTTGTTGCTATCGCCATCTAACCACCCCTCATTCTCGCGGCAGGGTTTTCTCTAATCCTTCTGTAATATGCGCCTATTTTACTTATTTCAAATGGTCCTGTTCCGCTTTCTGTTAATTCGACTAAAGATTCATCTCCACTTCTCATTCTCCTACCCTTAACCCCGCCGGTATCTAATTCACCCATATACATATTTTCTCTTGAGCCAGCAATATACGACACAAATCTTCCGGCTGATGACCCATATTTTTCACCCCACGTTTCTTCGTAATCTAAGGAATCTGCTATTGTTTCGTAAAGGTCGCCATCTGCTTCTTTGTTGGGATGTAAACGGCTTTTGAAGTTTCTTCTCATGTTTTTTACATCTCTTTGAGTTTCATCTCTTGCTTCTTCTAAAGCATAGTCTAATGTTCGTTTTCCAATTTCCATTACTTCTCTATTTATGTTTTCGTTTATTTGTCTATACCCTGCTTTATCAAAAAATGCTTGAAATTGTAATGTGTCTTTATCTGATTGCCTAACTCTAAAAGCGTTTTGCTGATTTCTGGGAAAATCCCCTGCTCCAAATAAACCATATTTATTTTCGTTAGACATAGCCTGTAATTCTCTTTCAAAATAACGCTGTGCGTCATTTAATTGGCTTTGCACATTAGCACGAAATATATCTATCGCGCCTATTTCAGGAAAACCCGGATGGAGTGCAAGATTTCTCGCCATTATTACACCTAATCCACACTACCCAAGTGAGCCAACCTTTTTAAGTTCATCTCGCCTCGTTCTCTCAATACTGTTCCGCGCAACGAGCCTTCGGGTCCTGTAGTCTGAAATAGGCTTTCATCCTCAAGATAATATGATGCCGCAAGGTCCGCGCATATCTCTCTTAATACATGGGCGAACTCGCCCTCTTGAACTGCTACATCATCAGCGTGGTCGAAAGAAAGACCGCTGACCCCTGTAAGGGTATGAGTTGATTTACCGGTCCATTTGAAAGAATCTCCATCCACATTACCATTACCCGCAGAACTAAATCCTGTGCCGCTGGTAAGGACTATAGAAGTAGCACCTGCTACTACTGCGCCGTCAAGTGTAGTGTCTTTAATACTCTTGCTCGGAACATCTCGCCCATAATCACGGAATGTTTGGTCTATGTCTATGGTTGAGCGGCGTATTGCGCTGGTAAGTTTTGTGTTAGCACGGGTGCGTTGTGCGCTATCAAGGCCCAATCGAGAGCCAACATCAGATATAGAACAATAGTAAGTCAATTATAAGCACCGCCGTAAATCCAAACGTTATTAGCCAAAGCATCCGCTTCTGTAGCCTGTTATAAGCAGCGAGTGTCTTTTCAACATTTGTAATGCGTTTTACCACATCACGACACCATGCGTTCCATTGTCGCTCATCCATACTATCACATCTGAGTTGAGATACCCATAGCACCTGCGACAATAGCAATTAAGGCTAAAGTAATCTTTTGGGTGTTAGACATATATGATGCAATAAGACCGTTAGTTATCTCTAATTCAGTAGCAACTTGAGCCAAACCGGTTTTCATATCCATGTTAGACTGAACCAATTGTTCAATGAGTCTTTCATGTCTTTTTGCCGTTTCTTCTAAATTATCTAATCTTAAATCTATTACACTATCTTTTTCATTCAACATCTTCACCCATGCTTGCTTCAAGTCGGGCTATTAGGTCGGCCTTCTTGCCCGATACGGCAAGGCCCTTTTCCTTTAGCATAGCCCTCAATTCAGCAACATTTCGGGATTCCAATGTATCTTCGATAGTTTTTAATTCCGATTTTGCTTCTGCTACTTTCTCTTTGACTTCTCCCATAGAATCAATAACTTCGTCAAGGGTTATCTTACCGTCAGCATTCAATTCCTGATACTTTTTGTAAGCCCATGCGCCAATAGCCAAAAGAGCGGCTACCGCAACCAAAATCATTTCTATGTCGTCAAGGAGAGAAGAAGATTCACTCACGCAATCTAAACAGTCCTCGATTATTGTTGTATTATTTCCCTGCATTTTATTCACCTCTATCGTAAATTATCTGCGTTACGGCTGAGAGCGGGATTACGCTAAATGGCTTGGCGGACCCTACCCTGTAAATCTTGTAGCCGTGGGGTGTTTCTTCAATGTTTACATTGGTATATGACTTTTCCGGTGGTCTATACACAATTTTACCTTTGCGTAGCACCCTGTCTTCGGCAGACATACTACACGATAAATCGTAGTATATTTAAGTAGTGGGTATCAATATACCGACATTTTTTAGTTCTTCAAACTGATTTATTATTTCTTCCCATTCGACAATATCGCAGACTACTTGCGAATAAGAATCGCCTATTTCGTATGCGTGATAGGTTGCATTAGATACCCATATTTTATAACCTTCAAGACTGTTTACAGATATTTCGACATAAATTCTGTGTCCTTCTTCGTCATGTATTTTATCAACAACATTACCTTGAATTTCCCTACACTCAAAGGGATTTACTATTCCGCTATTGGGATAAGGTGGGACATACGGCGCGGCTATAAATATAGTCAATATAATAGCCACCAACATACCGGCTCTATCTTGATACCCCATAATTATTAAGGGTATGAGTCGTTAGTTAAATCATCGCCAACGTGGGCCTTCAAACCACCCAACAAGGCTCGTTCTTGAGCCGGAAGTGATAGGAGATACGCCATGTTCTAAATATGACGGAAAGCAGATAATGGACCCGCGCTTTATCAAACTATCGGGGTCGGGATTCTGTGTGTGTGCAAACGATAATAAACCACCTTCGTAATCATCGGGGTCGGTCAGTTGCACAACAATACTCAACTTTCTGTGCTTGCCGTCTTGCCTGTTAAAATCAACATCATGGTGCATATCATACTTATGGCCTACGTCTGCATACTCAGTAAATTGCAGGGGCGGTAAATCTGTAAGCGTAAGGTTAAATTGTTTGTTAGCATCCATAGCAACCTTCATTAAAAAGTCGTGCATCTCGTTGTATGGCCCAACATTAGGGAGCCACCTAATGTCTGTTTTACGGTGAGTATCATGCCCACCAAAGGTTTTCGCGTCTTCAATAGGTGCTTGGCGACCTAATTCAATCCATCGCTCGCAATCTTCTTCGCTAAGGACTTCTTCGTATAATAACCAATTAGGGTATTGCATCATGTGTAATACAACCCATGAAGTATATTTAATGGGTTTTACCAACACCAACCATTTATTTCTGTAATATAAGGACCATATTTTTCTTTCATGTTAGTTTTATATTCGCCCCAATCACCATCTGAAATCCATGTATCAAACCAACCAATATCCCAATGACTATCAACAGGTATCTCCCATGTGTTTATGTCTGCGTGGATTAAATTAAAGCGTTCATCTTTAACGCAGTTATCCCATACTAAATCTATCACATCTTGATATTTTTCAATAATGGTAATTGATGTAATGTTTGGGTTTTCTATTAAAATGTGGTGAGTCATACCTATTCCCAAACCACCAATCAATACATCTCCTTTTGCATTATCCCATAACCATTTGTGGTCGTTGTATTCTGCTTCTGAGTCTTGCATTAACGGCATACTGTGGCCCCTTTTTAATAACACAGTATAATTATCATAAGCCTCATTGGTATGAAGTAAATAAAGAGGCCACCTATTATCGGTCGTGTCTTTAGTGTAGTGGGCTATTTCAAAATCACCCGATACACCAACAGGGATATTAACATTTAATTTCATGTTATCATCCTGTAAAGTTATACTTCAAGTATAAATCGGCGGTTGTGTCGCCACCTGAATTAGTAGCCGTTCCTGTTAATTTGAAAATAACATTATTTCCATTTGCAGGCCAAACGTTTCCGCCGCCCCTGCCCGAACCGGGGGTTATTATAAACCTAATACCAACACCACTTGTTCCGTCTTGACCGCCACCACCCGCACCAGATATACTCGCGCTTGGGTTCCCGCTACCACCACCAAAACCACTACTTGAATAAACCGAACCGGACCACGAAAAGGATGTAGCCCCTGTTGCTCTCAAATAAGCATAAGCGTCCATATTTATAACTCCGGCAGAATCAAAATCCCCTAAATCACCCTCGCTAACATCTTTTTGGTATTGCGTTCCGAAAGATTCGCTCGTTGCGCTCGACCAATCGGAATAATCAACGGTCATTATATCTTCTCCCGAATCAGCAATCCTAAACGCATTATTTTGACCGCTACTTGCGGCTTCTGCAATACTTACTGCGGTTGGTGGTGTGCCCCCCGCGCTTGCGGCTATACAACCAACAACACCTAAGTTAATTGAGGCCATTTAATCACCCCACAAAGAACCATGTATTCGCGGCAACCGCAACATAGGTTCTTGCCTTATCGTCAGATATAGCGGTGTGGCTACTTGGAACGGTGCTATTGCTTGTTCCCAATCCGGGTGTTAAATCTGAACCTGTGTTGTTAATAATAGTGTATTGCTGGCCTATTTCTGCTGTTGCAGGTAGGGTAGGCGCACCGCTACTTGTGCAATACACATACGAGCCGGATTGTGCGTCTGTTAATGTTGTTGAGCCTGTTACTGCTACTACACTTATTTTGTTTGCTACTAATCCGTTAGCATCTCCCTTAAACCAAGTTACTCCACCATCGCCGGAAGTTATCAATAATTGGTCATCACCTGTGGCGGAATCAACATCACCACTACCAATTACAAGGTTATTTGACCCCGAAGTGATGTTATCGCCCGATTCTGTTCCAATGCAGATATTCTTATCCCCGCTACTAACCAAGTAAGCGGCTCGGTAGCCTATGCCTGTGTTGTAGTCTGAACCATCATCGGGTGTATAGAGGGACTGTCTTCCGATGGCTATGTTATAATTAGCACTCCCATTGATTGCGTAAAGTGCGCTATCTCCAATACCGATATTGTAATCTCCCTCAAATGTTCCATCGCCACCATAAGTCGGATTATCTCCTATAAATACATTTTTTGTAGCATTAGCCGTTCCTCTTGCACCAGCCCCATAACCAATACAAACTGAGTTAGTAGCCAAAGACCAAATTCCAGACCAAAAACCAATTGCGGTTGAACCGTACCCTAAGTTTTTACCAGCATTAGAACCAACGGCAACAACCCTGCTATCTGTGCTATTAGTGGTTCCGGCCTGTTTTCCGATAAACACACTATCTGTTGCTGTTGATATTGCCGTTCCAGCGGCCCACCCCATCGCGGTGTTATTAGTTCCGCTCGATAAAGCATCTAAAGTGGTAATACCAACACCTGTGTTATACACCGCACTACTTAATGTTCCTGTGGTTTGGTGGCCTAATAACAAACTCCCTGTAAAATCTGTTCCGCCGGATTTTCCATCCGATAAATCATCTATGCCGCCCGCAACCCCACTTGGTCCTGTAGGTCCGGTAGGGCCAGCAGGTCCGGTTGGCCCCGTAGGTCCTGTTCCACCATCCGAGCCGTCATCTCCGTCTGAACCCGCAGGTCCGGTGGGTCCAGCAGGTCCGGTCGGTCCTGTAGGTCCGGTCGGTCCTGTTGCGCCTGACGGAATACTAAAGGCGAAAACCTTTGCCGTAGCCGGACCGGATGCGGTTACACCAATTGGACCTGTGCTGGCGGTCGGCGTTCCAAACCCTGCCGCCGCACCTGCTGAACCATCGCTACCGTCTGACCCATCTGAGCCAGCAGGTCCTGTAGGTCCGGTGGGTCCTGTAGGACCCGTTGGGCCGGTTGGTCCTGTTGGTCCTGTCGCACCAGCAGGTATTGAGAATGCGAAAACTTTTGCGGTGTCCGGTCCGCTTGCCGTTACACCTATTGGTCCTGTGCTTGCTGATGGCGTTCCAAAGCCCGCAGCAGCGCCCGTGCTACCTGTGGGTCCTGTAGGCCCCGTAGGACCTGTTGGTCCTGTCGGCCCACTTGGACCTGTTGGTCCTGTAGCACCAGCAGGGATAGTAAAGGCAAACACCTTTGCCGTAGCAGGGCCGCTTGCCGTTACGCCTATTGGTCCTGTTGAAGCGGTTGGGGTTCCAAATCCAGCGGCAGTTCCTGTAGGTCCGGTAGGACCTGTTGGACCGGTAGGGCCTGTTCCTCCATCTGAACCATCCGAACCGTCGCTACCAGCAGGTCCGGTAGGTCCTGTCGGACCCGTAGGCCCTGTTGGGCCTGTTGGACCTGTTGCCCCCGCCGGAATACTAAACGCGAATACCTTAGCGGTGTCGGGCCCGGATGCGGTAATACCGATAGGTCCGGTGCTTGCAGTAGGTGTGTCGAATCCAGCCGCCGCACCAGCGGGTCCGGTTGAGCCACCCGGACCTGTAGGTCCCGTAGGACCCGTAGGGCCAGCAGGGCCTGTGGGGCCTGTTGAACCATCCGAACCATCAGACCCGTCTGAACCAGCAGGTCCCGACGGACCCGTAGGACCTTGAGAGCCTGTGGGTCCCGTAGGCCCCGTGGGTCCCGTAGGCCCTGTGGAGCCCGTATCTCCCTTATCACCTGTTCGTGCAAAGGTTACGGCTATATCTTCACCGTCTGAAAACGGGGAAGAAGCCGATGAATCAACGGTGCTTACTGTAATATCGAAATAACCGCTTTCTTCTGTAAGCGAAGAAATAGTGCATAGAATAAATTGGCTTGAGTCGGTTAAATTGCTAATTTTAACATGGCCCTTGATGGTTGAAGTTGAATCATCAATAGTGCGAAGGAAAGATTGAATATCTGTTCCATCTAAATCGCTATCATCAAGATATATTCCGGTTGCCGAGTTCTGAGTACCATTGTCTAAACGCAATTTCCCTGCTCCGGGGTCGGACTTTGTGGTTGTAGTGCTAAAATCATATTTGAAAGTTGCACCACCAAAAGAGCCTTGAGGTCCGGTAGGTCCGGTAGGTCCGGTTGAACCAGCCGGGCCTGATGGCCCCGTTGGTCCTGTCGGCCCTGTCGGTCCCGTTGAACCATCCGAACCATCGCTACCATCGCTACCCGCCGGACCACTTGGTCCGGTAGGTCCTGTAGGCCCGGCCGGACCGCTTGGTCCTGTTCCGCCATCTGAACCATCACTACCCGCTGGCCCTGACGGTCCTGTGGGTCCTGTGGGTCCTGTGGGTCCGGTCGGACCCGCTGCACCAGCAGGTATGCTAAACGCAAAAACTTTAGCGGTGTCCGGCCCACTACCTGTTACCCCGATAGGGCCTGTAGTTGCGGTGGGAGTCCCAAATCCTGCGGCAGAACCCGTCGGTCCTGTGGGGCCCGTAGGACCTGTTGAACCGTCGGACCCATCACTACCGGAGGGGCCTGTAGGGCCGCTCGGCCCTGTAGGACCTGTAGGACCCGTTGGTCCAGCCGCACCAGCGGGTATTGTGAAGGCAAATACTTTAGCAGTATCGGGTCCACTACCCGTTACGCCTATAGGTCCCGTTGAGGCAGTAGGTGTCCCAAATCCGGCAGCAGTTCCTGTAGGCCCTGTAGGCCCACTTGGTCCTGTAGGCCCACTTGGTCCTGTTGAACCATCGCTACCGTCGCTACCATCCGACCCTGCTGGCCCCGATGGCCCCGTAGGACCCGTAGGACCCGACGGTCCGGTTGGGCCTGTAGGCCCTGTTGGTCCAGCAGCACCTGCTGGGATAGAGAAAGCGAATACTTTTGCTGTGGCCGGACCACTTGCTGTAACACCAATAGGGCCTGTTGAGGCGGTAGGTGTGTCGAATCCGGCTGCTGCCCCTGTTGGTCCTGTGGGGCCTGTTGGTCCTGTGGGACCTGTTGACCCGTCATCTCCGTCTGAACCGGAAGGACCGGAGGGGCCCGTTGGACCTGTCGGCCCGGTTGGACCCGTAGGACCTGTTGGGCCAGCCACAGTTGAGTCTGCCCCTGTTGGGCCTGTTGGGCCGGAAGGTCCGGTTGGACCTGTTGGTCCTGTAGCACCGGATGGAATAGAAAAAGCGAATACTTTGGCTGTAGCGGGACCGCTTGCAGTAACGCCAATAGGTCCGGTTGAAGCAGTAGGTGTATCAAAGCCCGCCGCTGTTCCGGTCGGTCCGGTCGGACCTGTTGGTCCGGTAGGACCTGTGGAACCATCGCTACCATCAGAACCAGCGGGACCCGTTGGTCCTGTTGGTCCAGCGGGACCCGTAGGTCCGGTTGGGCCGCCCGCGCCCGTTGGTCCTGTCGGACCTGTTGGTCCTCCGGGTCCGGTTGGACCTGTGGGTCCGGTATCTCCGGCAGACGCTAAAAGACTCCAATAAGAAGCGTTGGTTGGTAAAATAGAGCCGGATGATGTATGCGCTTGCACACAAATATAAGAAGATTCGTTAGTAGTGTAATATACTGCGTCGTCCACAGAATATGATGTTGATGTGGCCCAATTACCTTCCCAAACTAAACCTTCGGGTCCTGTGCTACCAGCAGGGCCGGTAGGCCCGGTAGGGCCTGTTGGTCCCGTAAGACCAATAGAGCCTGTTGGACCCGTTGGACCCGTTGGGCCCTCCGGTCCGGTTGGCCCACCTGCTCCCGTTGTGCCTGTTGGGCCTGTAGGTCCAGCCGGGCCTGTTGAGCCCGAAGGGCCCGTTGGTCCTGTTGGTCCGGTGGCCCCTGTTGGGCCTTGAGCGCCTGTCGGTCCTGTAGGACCTGCTGGCCCTGTAACACCAACAGAAGAAAATATCATCCATGTGTCCGTGCCTATCTTTCGTATAACTGCTGTGCTATACTGTGAAATAGTAGTCGAACCACTAAGCGTAACCCCTACAGCGCCAGCAAGAGTCAAATTACCCGCGCCCTTATTCATAACCTTTAGTTCGGTTTTATCAGTAGGGAATGCAACAGTAGCGTTTGTAGGAATTGTAAATGTAATAGTCGAGCCTTTGTTAGCCATTACTACGCGGCCCTCATCAGTTCTTGTGAAAGTATAATCACCTGTTTTATCAACAACGGGTCTTACATCAGCCGATTGACCGGCCACAGTAGTTCCGTCGCCGAAGAAGACGAAGCCGCTATCTGCATCCTTGAATAACTGTGCGGCGTGAGGGGTAACAGTAAGCCTATCTGCTTGTGTAGTAAAGATAAGATTCTTATTGTCTGTTAGAACATCAACCATGCTACTCGCTCCCTGCTTTCAAAGAATATCCTTTGTCCTATTAACATTTTTAACCCTCACGGCGTTTCCCATCTCGGTTTAAGTACACCACCGCCGGAATCATATACTGTTAATACTTGACCGACAGTACCTATTGCTAATAATTCTATTGTTCCATTACCATTACCATAAAGTATAGAGCCAACAGGTATTGTTTGTAATCCTGTGCCTCCATAGTAAACAGAAAGGTTGCTAAAATCGTTAATGCTTTCATAAATACCATCAGTTATTTGTCTAAAGTTCCAATCGCCCCGCACCGTTGGTCGTTTTACAGTTTTAATGGTTGCGGCTTTTGTTCCGCTTGATGGGCCATACAAACGCCCGCCGTCGTTAATTACGAGTTCATTACAGTCAAGAGTTAGCCCCGCGCTAATAATCCAATAATTACTGCTACCCCCATTTTCAATAACTATTTTATGATATTCCGTATAAAGTGTTTTTGCGGTATCATTACCATAAGCATTAGAGTTTAATTCACCATTTACAGGTAGTTTGTTTCCTGTTCCCTGCGCTTTTAATCGGGCGGTAGTATGCCCGAACTTAAATGTATCACCAATAGCCGTTAGTGCGCCCTCAAAATAAAACTCTTTATCATAATCATAAATGTTGTAAGCATTTGATACTACCGCGATACCGTTTATAGCCAGCATATCAACCGAGCCGTAAGTATTATGTAGTGTTCTTGATGCGTCGCTATAGATACTTTTAGCGTAAAGTATTCCTGTGCCTGTAATGTTAGGATAAACACCATCAATCATAGTAAAGTTTTCTGAACCAAAATTAAAAGTAGTATTTGCTCTTGAATCACTATCAACAAAAACAGAATCAGTCATACCACTACTAAATACTACAAACGGTTTAACAGAATAAGATGAGCCGCCGCCTTCATAAACAGTAGTTGATGACGCGGTATTAAAATCAAAGGTAAGAGAATGGTCCGCGTCTATACAGGCGGTTTTGTTAATAGTCATTACTCCTTCTAAGTTAATTGTGCTTGTGCCGCCTGTTTTTATTAGTTCTTTGAACTCAGAAGATATAGTAATAGAATTTAAGTTGCCGGAAGCAGGAAATGTCCCGTTAAAAATACAATTATTAGCACCAAGGGATGTTGCATCAAATACCACATCGTCATTTGCTTCAGGAACCGCCCCTGTGGACCAATTCGCAGCAGCAGTAGGGTCTGTGCTTGCTGACCCGTCCCATCTAACTGTAGTCATTTAACTCGCCTCACTTTTCAGTAAGAGAGCCGGACAATTCTGCTGATGTGGTTCCACTTACTCTTGAGGTAGTGGCCTTCTTATAGAATGCCGTAGCCCCCTTCTCCTCTATTACCGCCAAAGCATCTTCGGCTTGCTTTTCAAAAGAAGCCAATTGCTTATTGAATCTGATGTCTGATGTGCCTTGTTCCTTTTCGGGAACTACAGCAGGTATAGTATCAATGAGAACGCGAAGACAATCAACGCACACCTGTAGTTTTACAGCAGTTTCGACTTCGGCTGTTGTAGGTGCATTCGTGGAATTAACGCCTACATAATTAGCCTTACGAGATACTTTGTTAAACTGAGTATTGCGAAGATTCACATACTCGATAATAGTTCCACTATTCAAGCCTCTCGGCCTGTTTAACAAATCTCGGATTGTATTAACCGTAATGTTAGTATCGAAAAGCGTATCGCCGTCTTCAATTACTAAATCACCCATTATAAAGCCCATTTAACCACCTTACGCACCGAATCGCTGTTCATAGTCCGATGGAACATCAATAACAACCATGTTAGATGAAGGTTTCGCAACTCGGCCTATTACAACAACCCTGCGCGTAGCGAGAATCTTATCAGTCATCTCGCTTGCTGGTAGCCAATAAAGGGCTTTTCTTGGGGCATTTAATAGTGAAAGTGGATGGTCTGCATATTTTTTACCCGCGTTGCGGTGTATTCTTAGCATATAACCCATTTCGCCTTCTTTCCAATGGCGCAATCGGTGTTCCATATCTGCCGCTTCGCCGGATTCGGGCAAAGGAATGCCTTTATCCTTCAAAGCAGAAGCCATAGCCGCCTTAGTAGGACCCTTTGGGGCTGCCGCCTTCTTAGGGGCAGCCTTTTTGGGTGCTGCTTTCTTCTTAGCAGAAGTCTTTTTAGTAGTTGCCTTTTTCTTTTCCGGCATCTAATCACCAATCAGGAGCGGACTCCGGTTAGTTTGACTATTCTGTGAGTCTTATCAGCACTTGCACCATCTTGGTGTTCGTGGATAACGCTACCCATGTAGCCGGTTAGAAGCCAATCATAACCAACGCCCGGTAGGCGGGTTAGTTCAGTTTCTTGGAATCCCGGTCCGTTGTAGGTAAAGAACTCAGCAGTTTCTGCGCCCGGAACCATCATAATAGCGTCGTTGCCCAAAGCACCACCGCTGCCGTAATCACGGGTATAGTAAATGCTTAGGTTTGCGATTCTCGCCAAATGGTCGCCCAATGACTCAACTACGTTTCCGTAAAGAGTTGTGTTGAGGATTGCGCTTCTCTTATCTGCTGGTAGGACAAGAGCCAATGGCTCGTTTCCGCTAACCTTTGCGTTAGCGAAGATGTCGTCCATACAGGATAGAAGGTCGCCTTCTTCGTCAGCGGAGCCGCTACCGAATACAGCAGTTGCTGCTACGGAGTTATCTGCTCCTGCTACTAATGTTGTTAGAATGTGGTTGTCTATTGTATCTGCGCGAGCGCGAACAATTCCCAACTGCTGTCGGTCAATGTTCTCAAAGGACTCTCCTCGTAGCCTTACAGCGTCAAGGAATGTTACGCGTCCTTGACCCTTCTCTAACTTGGTGCTGTAGTTAGCAGTTCCAATGTTGGTTGGGTCGGTTAGCGCGACATCATCCAATGGGTAATCGAATGTACCGATTACTCCGGTGTACCAAGTAAAGGATAGCCAGCCGACTGAGCGGACACCCACAAGGTCTGTTGCGATAGCAATTGTGTTAGATTGTAGTTGTATAAAGTCGCGGAGGGTTTGCTCAAGGACTGCATCGCCCGGTGCAAAAGGTCCAACTGCGGCTTCGACGTTTAAGATTTGTTCTAATGTCTGATTCATATTTTTCATCTCCTTAATTTATCCTGTGATTACTCACTCGACTACTCCCGCCATCAAGACCGGAATTAGTGCCCCGGCTGCTGGTGTTAGTCCATCTTCACCCATATAAACTCCAACGAATGTCGCTGAGTTTGATGAAGTAGTGTGAACGTGTCCGTCTGCTTCTGCTGTTTGAGAAGTGTATAGCCTCTCTCCTGTCTTTAGAACTCCGCCACCGACACACTTTACCAATTGCACACCACTTAGGGGTATGATTGCTACTGTTCCTGTGCCCGCAGCCTCTAATTCTTGGTCCTCTCCTCTTGAGGACTCAGCAGCAGTAAGACCAATAGGCTTATCTGTTACTGAGGCTGTTATCATTATTCCGCTTGCGTCGTATTTTACTAATAGGCCCTTACTTGCGAATGTGTTTTGAATATCCGCGCAATTTACAGGGTCTAATGCTCCGTATTGTACCATCTTAAATCATCTCCTTCTTTGCTTCGTAACTGATTGCAGACATTCGTGCCTTCTCATCAGTTGCGAGTGTTTGGTTCCATGCTGATGCCCATGCGTTCCATGCTTTTGCATAAACGCGCTCATCATTACTAACCATCTTACCGTTTAGGTAATTGGCTACAGTTGGGATTTCTTCTGATGCAACAGCGGAAGCCTCAACAGGCTTCTCGACTGACTCAACAGGAGTCATCTCCACAGGGGAAGGTTCCGGGTGGGAACTTTCCCACGATGCAATCAGGGTTTCAAGAGTTTCTGACTTTAGGTCATCGTGGCCGGACATACCGAGTTCGGTTGCCTTCTCCACAAGCGCCATTCTGTCGTCTTCAATTCTTTGTGCCTCGACTGCTTCGTATTCAGCAATTCGGCTTGTCGCCAAAACGAGGTCTGCCTTAAGCGACTCCATCTCGGCCTCATAATCAATTTCATTTGTTTCTTCGGTCATAGCAATCACCGTTGGTTGATTCTCCTCAGATACAGACTGACTTATAATACTTTCTTCTTCTGCGATACTTGGGAGTTTAACTTGTTTCTTTGTTGCTCTTTCGACATTAGCCCTCTCATACGCTGGTTTTCGCACTAAAGCGAGGTGGTCAAAGGTAAAATCTTCACCAAAGATAAGACCATTCTCGTCCGCTTCAACAGGCACACCGGACCCGCCGATACTCACGCCGTAGCCATCTCGCATCCATAGTCCTTCGTCAAATGTTCCAAAGAGTTCTTCGCGTGTAACATGGGCTACATATCTAACTTCGTAGCCATCATCAGTAGTAAAGAAGTTAGCGCCTATAATATATCCGACTACTGCCTCCTCCATTCCGCCATCCATGTTTCGTGTAAATCCAGCGCCGTTCTCGTCAGCCTTTGGATGAAGAAGTGTTAAATCAGCACCGGACATTTGTTCAACAACGGCTTTTGCGCCCTGTGGAGTCAAAGACCATTTATTCTTATTCATGCCTTCGTGGAATGCAATGCCGCTAATCTCAATAACAGTCTTACCTGTTTCTGCAACAACTACTGCTTTACTTTCGTCAATTTCTAACTCAAGAGATACAGATATTACCTTACACTTACCATCAACCATTTCTTCTCCGGGTGGGCAAGTGTTGTAGGCGGCTTCTGCTTTACAGACCCCTTCTTCGGCGCACGCTTCTTGTGTTTCGCAAGTATCGCATACATCGTAGTCTGCTTCAACAACGGCCTTTTCGCCTTTACAACCGCAACCGCAATCTTCTGCCGCCTTCTTTTTCTTTTTCTCGTCATCATCATAATAGCCTTCAACTTCAAAGTCATGCCCTTCATGTGCTTTCATGCACTCATCTTCGGTATAACCCATTTCCATACACCTATTCATGTATTCTTCATGGCTTTCGCCATCTTTCGGTGTAGGTTCAGCCGCTACTTCTGCGCTACAGTCGCAACTCATACCATAGCGACATTAAGGTTGATTTATTAAAGTTTTATTATTTATTCTTTAACATCAAATTTAATTGTGTTTTAATTTCAGCAAGTTGTAGTTTAACGTCTTGCATATCATCTTTGGCTTTGCGGTGGTGAGCGCCAAACTCGTTTTTTACTTCATAGAGAGCAAAAACCATAAACCTATACAATGCGTAAATTGAGCCTAAGAGAAGAACAAGGGGTAGCCCGTAGTCTTCAACCATTGAAAGTGTCGAAAGAGCATCACTCATTATATCTCCACTCCATACCAATCAACGGCTCTTGTGTAATCACCGTGTATTTCAAAAGTAGCGAATATATCATATTTACCACTAACTAATGACTCATTTATAGTAAGATTCACATAATCCCAATCTTGATAATAAGTTTCATAAGTCAAACCATCTTGTATTCCGGTCCAATTGCCGGTTTCGTTTTCATAGATAGTCCAAATCACCGTAAGGTTGTGTGGTTCGTTATCACAGATTAGGTCTGCATCCCAATGAAAAGTAATTGTAGTATTGTTATATTCAAAGTAAGCGTCATACATTTCAGGGTCGCATGGTTGCCCTTCTCTAAACTCGCAGGACCCATCGTCATAATCTGCGTATGGGTCATAGTTTGTTGCGTCGGGGTCTGTGCAACCGCCTGTTTCTTCGGGTTCTTCTTCGTATTCGCAGGACCCATCGTCTTCTATGGCCTGTTCATTGTAGTTTAGGGCTTCATCATCTGTGCATCCTTTAACCACTTCGCCATCCGGCTCGTCATCGGTTTCAGGTTCGTCTGAACCATCCCGACAATTTTTGTAGCCGTCATTTACAAGAGAGGCTTCGATAACCGAGCCATCTCCACAAGTAAAGTCATCTCCCATTTCCCAATCATCGTCAGTAACCCATTCGTCATCACCTTGTCCGTAAGGTGTAAAATCAAGAATACCTACTGCTTCAAGTCCGGGCATTAGAAGGGCGACAATAGACGCAAGAGTAATCATAAGTGAGCGTATTTCTTGCGCTCGCTCATTTACGGTTTCGATAATTGATTCAACTTCTGATTCAGACAACCCACTCACCTTTTCCCACCGAAATATGCTGTAGCATGACCTTCTTTAAGGAGTTGTGCGTTTACGTTGGTCGAACCAACGGTTATTTCGCCTAAGCACCTACCAAACTTACCTACACCGTGTGATTTAATTATTACTGTTTTACCGCCGACCAATTGGTCTAACCTTTCTTTTGCGGCAAGTCCACGAATCTTCTCCTCTTTATCGCGGGTGCGAGATTCGGGCGCGTTTATTCCATGTAGCCGCACACGAACATTAAAATGAACTTTGAATCCTAAATCAACGCGAGCATCCACCGTGTCGCCATCAACGACTCGTAAGACTTCTGCTTGATATTCCCACATTAGATAACCACCCCTATTTTTTGTAAAATCCATCCCCAAATAGGAGATGTTTCAAGACAGACTCCTAAAGAGTCGTCTTCCATATCACTCATCCCTTCTAAAATACAAATCTGCGTAATAGGTCTGCGATGAGTCCAACGAAAACGAGATACATGAAGTATTCATACATTTCACGCATCCACACCTTCTGTAAAACCATCTTGAGTTTTAAGGTGTGTATAACATTGTCTTAGAAGGTTAGTTTGGTCTGCTTCATCCGTTACATCAAGAGAAAATTGGTAATTAAACCCACCCACAGGTGATTTATTCGCTGTATATTTTGACGCATCCACATAGACTAAGCCACTATATGTAATAACGAATGATTTATTCCCTTCTTCGTCATATATTTTGTTCATTACAAAATCTGTTATTACTGCGTGTGCAGTATTAAACGATACACCAAATCCGGTATCAAGACTAATTGTAAGAGCCATAATCACTCACCCTTCTTTGCGCCCTTCTTACCGTTAGTAATTTGAAATGCCTCCATATCGAGGCTGTGTTGCTTCTGCATCCTTTCCATTTCTAAGTCGTGCTTCATCTTATATTCTTCTAACAGCCTTACATGGCTCTTTTCAGCATCTGCGGCGGCCACATCAGAAGATAGTTGGTCCGGCAATACATTTATTTTTGCGGTTTCTTTACCCTTGAATAAATCAAGGACTGATGTAATAATAAGAAGCGCAGGACCACCAAGTAGCCCGATAACTGTTAATTGACTGTCGGATATTTCTCTTTGCTCAACAATACTAAAGTAGGATGCGGTGGCGGCAATAACTACCCACGCCATGACTACGCCCATACCGAAAGTTAGCATTAACGCTTCATTGGGATTTCCCATTCTCATTCGACTCATAACTTTTTCACCCATCAGTTGTTTTATCAATGTTTTACTTATTATGCCTATTATCACAAGAATTATTAGGATTGGACTAATCCATAACATCTGACGCGCCATCCTGTGAGTCTTCACGCGGCAGTTCGCCGGTGTTTGCGTTTTGACTTACCCTTTCCTCGCCTTCTTTACCCGCTGTTGGTAAGTTTAGCATCTCAAGAGTTTGGTTGAGTGTAAGAACTCCCGCGTTGTAGCCCATAGTAGCGCGTTGCATCACATTTAGTGGTGTTTCGCTATCCATAGCCTCAAATTTAATTGTAGGTAAATCTTGCTTTCGGTATTCGATACCGAGAAGGTCAAGGTGCATCATAAACATACGAGTTGCAGACTCGGCAATAATGCGGTGCATCCTTGAGATTGCTTGCACGGCCCACAGGTTAGCGTTGTATGTTGCTGCAAAGGTTGAGCCGCGCTCTTGACCTGCGGCTACTCTCGGCACTTGCAGAACAGCGGCAATATCGCCGTTAATCGTGTCGAGGAAATCAGTATTGTTAGGCACGCTGTTTCCAACATCAACGTGATGTAATTCGACATAGTGCGGTAGCACAGGGATTTGGTCGCCACGCAGACCTTCAAATAACGAGATAACTTCATCCATGATGTGCTGTAGGCGTTGGTTTTGCTCGGCAGGGTCTTGGATATGCTCGATAGCAGATTTGTCTATTGTAATAAATTGCTTAGTCATCGAGTCTTCAAGACTAATACGGTTATTCATGCTGTTATACTTCATGCGTATAGGCTGCTTGAGTGAAGTAAATCGGGATGCACCCCACACACCGTAGGTTTTACGGCCTTTGTTGTCGGTAAACCAATTACTTCGGTAATCAATTCGTATGTGCATGATTTCTCGGCGTGGTATTGCTCTCTCGTAAGATGTTGCTTCACGCACCATGTATGTTACGGGGTTTATGATTGGGTTATCCTCATCGGCTACGAAGTAAGAACCAAGCCCCCCGCGCTCATCAACGATTGTGATTTGCTTTACGGGTAGGCTTTGTATGTCTGTGATACCCACACCTTCTCGCCCAACAATTTTATTTATGTCGTTCCCATAGACCATGAGATTTCGCATAGCGTTAATCATAATGTCGTCAAAGTCAATTGTTTCTTCAATGAGTTCTCGTATGGCGTTGCGTATGGTTGCGTTGCGCCCGCGACTATAGTTAATGTCGTAATTGTTGGCTGTGAGGCTAACTGCCCTTACAGCACCGTTGAGTTCGGGGTCCAACTTTAGCATATTATCGAATAGGTCAAATTCATTATCAAAATTACTATCACTTCGCAAACTTTCAGTATTGCGAACAATATCGGGTATTCCTGCTACCGCATTAAACGGTTCATTCATCATCCCGACTCGCTCTATAATCGGATTTTTCACTTCTTCTTTCGCTTTTGTGCGAAATAGATTCCATCGCCTACGCTCGGACATATTATTACGAGTCTTAGGGCGGTTTATAATCATTCGTTAATTAATTTTATTATTTTGGAGTTTTTCTGAAAGAATTAAACGCTTTACTGCGGATTTATTTCTTATTTCTTCAATTTTTTCTATAGTATAGAGAAGTTCCCTACGGGAACTATAGTAGTTACAGTAATAGATAGAGTAAGGTAAGGCGCTTTACCAAACATACTATTGAAGAAATTGAAATAATTACAAAGTGGCTCGCAGTATCACACTTTATTTTTTTTGTAAATTGTAAAAACAATAGAATTAATTAGTCGTGCCGTAATTATTATAACACTCATTACTTAGGGTTATTATATGGGGAACTACTACTCAGGCGGAACTGAATTAATAGAAAAGTTTGCTAATGACCGACATTTTGGTTCAACAATGGAATTTGCTGAGTTCTTACATACTATAGAGCCAAAGCGCAGCGTTCAAGCATGGCGCACAGCAATTACCCGATGGGTTAAGGCTGGTAATGACTTTAGGAACTATGAAGGCATTGAAGATAACACTCTTACTACTACTAAGTCATACTACGATAAAGCCAACGATAACTATATTGTAATGTTAGAGATAACAGATGGTATGGTTGTTATTGATGGCGAAAAGCACCGTGCTATGAAAGAGGCATATTCAGATGTGGGCGGTGGCTTAACTATTGATGAGATGGCGCGCGAGTTTGAAATGCCCGCTGCTATGATTAGCGAGTATGTAAGGGCGAATAAGTGGAAACATGGTATGCAGCCATTTACTGACGAAGAAGTGGTTGTGAATACTCTTGATGATATGGTCGAGAAATTCCTTGATATACGCAAGTTAGAGATTCTAAAGAAGGCCGAAAAGAAAAAGTGGCGGCAAATTGAAAAGGATGCCGAGCAATATACATACTTACGCGAAAGCCTCGCTGATACATTTTTTGAAGTGTTGGCCGACCATAAACCCGCACCTGTAAAAGCGCGTAAAATGGATATTGGAACGGAGTATGCTGTTGTTATCTCACCTACCGACCTACACTTTGGTAAATACGGATGGGTTGATGAAGTAGGCGAATCATACGATATGCAAGAGGCGAGCGATAGAGTTCTTACAAAGACAGAAGAACTAATTGCGAGATTGCCGAGCAAGCCGGATAAATTCTTTGTTGGCGTTGGGTCTGATTGGTTCCACGTTGATAACGACATCGGAACTACTACTAAAGGAACAGCGCAAGACATGGCTGGAACTCCCGCGCAGATTCTTATGCAGGGATGCGAGTTAGCAAGGCAACACATTGACCTTTTGCGAACTGTAAGCGATGTCGAACTTATCTTCATGGGCGGTAATCACGATAGGCATACATCAATTATGCTTATGCTTTACTTAGAGGCATACTACAAAGAATGCGAAGATGTATCAGTTGTAGTTAGCCCGCACATCAGACAGTATGTGTCCTACGGTAATAACCTTCTCGGATTTACACACGGCGATGGTAAAGTAATGAACAAACTATCTCCTCTTATGGCGCATGAAGCGCGTAAGGAATGGGGTAATACTGTAAACCACTTATGGTTCCACGGACACTTACACCATCAACAAATGCGTGAGATGGGCGGTTGCATAATTGTGCAATTACCGAGTCTTGCTGGTGAAGACCGATACCACAGCCGCAACGGATATTCGATGAGCCGTGCTGGTTTATCTGCTTATATGATAGACAAAGAGGCAGGTCTTATCGGTAGTTTATTTGCTCCGGTGATACATGATGAATAAATGGACTGCGGCTAAGTGTAATTGGTGCGGGTGGGAGGCCCCCCGCATGATGTTATCTAAGGCCGAGTCAAGAGTTTGTCCTCATTGTGGAAAAAAAGAGTTGAGGCCGATATGAGTTTTAAGCAAGACTTAGCGATGGAACGGTCGCGTAGGTCGGTTAAGTATTTCTATGAATGGTTGGGCTACACATGGGGAGAGCATATCGAAGAATGGATGGATATTTACAGCGACCGCAAAGGCGCAGAAGTTCATAGGGTCTGTGTGATTGCACCGAGAGGCCATAGTAAATCAACTACTCTTAGGGTTAAACTACTTCATCAATGTCTTTTTGAAAAGTGGAATAACGATAGACCCTTTACCTGCTGGTTAATATCTGCGAGTAAAGACACAGCGATTCGCCGTCTGCAAGAAATAAGGGATGACCTAAAGCGACACCCGCAGTTATCACGATACCTTGACCCGAAGAAGGGTAATAAAACCGAGATTCACTTTACCAACGGTGCGTGGATTATGGCGACATCTGTTGGGTCTGCAATTCGTGGTGAGCATCCCGCGTGCGTAGCATTCGATGATGTGTTGGTTGATTCTGACGAAATGAACCCAAAGGTTCTGCAACAATGGTTTAGAAAGGCTATCACACCTATGCTTGACCCTAACTCATCTCTCTATGTTGTCGGCACGCCAATGTCTATGACTGACTTATACCACACCGAAATGCTCGATAACTCCACATGGAAAAAGGGAGTTTGGTCTGCGATAAAAAACTATGACGAATGGAAAGCATCGGGTGAAACAATACAACCCGTGCCGCTGTGGCCCGAACATCGCAGTCTTAACTATCTAATGGAACAGAAGCAAGCGATTGGTGAGTTGGAGTTTGCACAGGAGTTCTTATGCCGCGTGGTTGATGACGACTCATCCGTTTTTCCAAACAATCTAATTCGTAAGAATCTCGACTTAGACATTACACTTCAAACAGAAATACTACCTAACAATAGGTATGTTCTCGGCTTCGACCCATCACAGGGTTTGGGTCAAGACTACACAGTCATTGTGGTTCTTAGACAGGATGAACAGGGCTTCGTGCATTTTGTAAATATGTGGAGAAGAAATGATTTCCCACCGGACAAGCAAGCAGATATGCTCATCGAGATGTCTAAAAGATATTCAGCGCCTATTGCCGCAGAAGACGTGGGGTTCCAGCAATTATATGACGCTCTAATACAACAGAAAGGCGCAGTAGTGGATTACAGACCGAGTAAGGTTAGTAATAGGACACTCAAGCAAGGACTTCTTAACCGTCTGCGTGTTTGGTTTGAGCGGGAGTTAGTCTGCTTTCCTTACGGCAACGATGAAACACGAAGAATGATTGAGATTATTCTTGACGAACTATCAACACACGCATGGCGCGATGGCCTTATCGTTGATTTAGGCCGACATAACGACACAGTAATGGCGTTTGCACACGCCATAGACCAATTCACCTACAGGACACCTGATATGCCCGTTGTAATGAAAACAATGAAGGGCGGAGAATGGATGGGCGGCAGCACACGCGGTTTGCCCCGTCAAAAGTCCGGTGTAGGTGGAAAAGTAATCAATAGGAGAGGATTTTAATGGCCGGACCAATGCCGAGAAAAAAAATGTATAGACATCTAATCGAAAAGTTAATCGCAAATAATTATTTTGACGATTGGAAAGCATCAACAGAAGTATGCACGCAAGTTAATGAGAGAGTGCCTGTGCGATGGACCCAACTTAACCCATCAGCAGTTCATAGGATTCTGCGAGAGTATGAATTAGAAGAAAGGTTCATCTGGAATAACGGAGTAAAAAGTATGCTTCGTGAATGGAAAAAAATTTGAAAAAAAATTTCTAAAATTCCGTGTGGTGGTGGGCTTCACTCCGTCGTGCATCAAAGAAATTTATGGCGGCTTAAAATCCAAAAATTCCTATGCTTAGACGTGATTTCAAACCTCTAAGGTAGGTATGCCGCCCAAGAGGGCGAAGGGTGGCCGGAGCCACCCTTCAAAGGGCTGGAATTGCTATCATAGCATCGGGTTCACCCCGACCCAAGTGGTTGAATTGAATAATTCAATTATCTCCGCGAAATTTTCAGACCTTGGGTCAACTCCACAGACAGTTAAACCGATTTCGTCAATCTCAGGAATCACGAATCGAATACGGCTTTCATCTCCGTCTTTGATTGCTGGGCATTCTTTGTCTGCCCAACCGCCCCAACAATTTCGGCGACCACAAGCACACTTGCCGTTGCTCTTGTTGTATCGGTATGCGATAGGTAGCGAGTTCTTTGAACGCTGGCTCAATGTTCTCAAGTGGCTAATGTATAACTCGCCACGATAGTTCAAGCCGAGCATTGGAACTTTAGCACCTAAGCCAAGACCAACATCAAGTTGAGGCCAATACTGAGGGGCTATGTTTGCGGTGATTACAGGGTTTGAGTAATCAAGCGGATATTCAGCGCCACAGATACCAGCGCGGCGAATTGGTCTTAGTGGGTGGTAATTACTGACCAAACAGTTTGGAACTCCGCAAGAAGGAGATGTGCAAGCATCTCTAACGCCTTCGGTTGGTGCTGTGTATCGGTGGTTCACTTCAATATCAGCGGATAGGCTTAGGTTAGTGTTTCGACCTGCTGAGTCAATCCCAAATGAGCGCTGTTGATAGTTAGTCAATTTTGCCGACTGCTCATATATTGGGTGGCCTGTTGCTGGCTGGGTCTTATTTCCGAGTTTGCCCCTTTGGACTAAGAGAGAAGGCCACCCTTCTTTTCTTAGCCTCTTTGTGGCGTTGCCTATGGTTGTATAACCATAGGTCGCCATCAATCGCTGTGCAAGTTGCACAACGACGCGTTCGTCATCAATCGTCGTATAGGTTGCTGTTGCCTCCATATCCCTACGGGGGTTCAACATCCACCTTAAACATATCGTGATTTTTTGCTGGAATCGCAGGTTTTGAGTGGCCGCCGGACACGTTCTGACGCACTTTTGACGCGGCGAAATCGCCGTTTTTGGGCTAATTTCGCAGGTGCAATTATGGAAGTCATTTTAGGGGCCACCGCTCTTTTACTACAAATTATTCAATACAAATTATTCAATATAAATTAAAAACAAAAAAAAGAAAATTGCCCCACCGCCAAAAAGCGGCGGCGAGGACTTTTTCTTTCATTCGTCAATATGCGGGAATTGTTCCGCTATCTCCGGCTCAACCCATGTTGAACTCAGGCAATCATAACAGGTGATGAGGGTCTTGCCGCCAATAACGGTATCAGTCCTCAACCAATAGTGAAGCCCTGTCGCATTGAAGCGACTAAGGACAACACCCCTGTTCAGGTCGGGATGCCCGACCAATTTTAGGCACTCAGTTTCAATTATCTCAGTCATTCTTTTTTCCTCCATTTTTTTCTTTAGCCTCGCCCCGCATAGTGGGGCATAGCCCCACTATAGAGGGCATCGCATTTAGACCTGTCGACTCCCTGACCTTACCGTGCATCATCGGTTTTGTTTTACTACAAATTAAATACTACAAATTATTTACATCTATTTACTACAAAATAAAAAATACTACAAATTAAAAATCCAAAAAACAAAAATACTACAAATTAAAGAATACAAATCCTGCACGGCTTACACCATAGGATGCGTGCGGAGGATTACTACAAATTAGATACTACAAATCATTCTGCTTCTATATTGAGAAGTTCAAGGTGCATCAATTTTTCATCAACGACCCAACCCGCATAATCGAAAGTATCGTCGTTGATATAGAAAGGGTCTGATTCGCCCAACATCTCAATGAATCTGTTGCGTGGATATTCAACCACAGCGCCAACCACGCCGTCGCCGTTGATGTAGCGCATAAGGGAGGCTATCACCTCATCCTTGCTATCCACGGTATCGAATAGAGAGCCGTCAATGAAGACGTTGTAGTTCCCCATCAAGCCACCCCCGCCGCGCATTCGCAGACGATAAGCACGGCATCTGTGCCGTTCTCGCCGCCTCCATCATAGAAGTCAATCATCATTAGGGCCTTGTTTGGGTCGCAGTCGCAAGCCATGATGCTGAGATAGTACCCCCCTTATTATAGTCTTCGGTCTGCGATGCTGATTTACTACAAATTAATTACTACAAATTATTTAGATGTATTTACTACAATTTATTTACTACAAAGTTTTTACTACAAATTATTCAAAACTACAAAATTTGCCCCGCCCCAAAAATTTGGGGCGAGGACTTGGGCTTTCAGATTTCAATATAGTTCGTCAATTGAAGACGAGTAAGTGTAGGAGTCAAGATTGATTTCAAACACATGGTTTTCGTTATCTTCTGTGAATATGGATACATACATTGTCCTGTCTTGAATCCATACTGCTGTTTTTCGGTCGTCTATATCGTCGTCAGTTATGTCGTGCTTGTTGTCCGTCATATTAGTTGCTCGTCATGGTCGGCTTATAGTCTTTGTGTTTCCTTACTACAAATTATTTACTACAATTTATCTAATACAAATTAATTACTACAAATTATTCACTACAAAAAAAGAAAAAATACTACAAATTAAAAAATACAAAAAAGTTCGGGGAGGTAGGAGTTCGACCCCTACCCCCCTTTACGTAATCATGCCTCATCGCATTCGGGGCATATATCCCCTTCTTTCCATGTATAGTTCGGGTGTAAGATTTGGTTTCCGTCATCAAGATGAACTAAATACACTATTGATTTGTTGCATATACTACACGGGTTAATAGTTCCGTATTTCCACATCATCAAATTAAACAGCAACTCGTTCATTTTCTCACCGCCTAATAATACCGTTCTTCATCGTATAGTAAATCCCAATCGTGATGCGTGCGCGGCTCTTTGTAGGCCGAGCAATTGCGACAAGTCCAACAGGGGAAATGCTCTTTGGTTTCAAAACCTGTTTCGCCGACCCAATCCCACTCAACGCTCGTTTCCCATGAGTGTTTGTGGTCTGCACAATAGGCTTTTACGTCATAGATAACCTTCCACGACACGCCCTCATTATCCGTGTAAATGTGTTGTTTCTCGACCATGTTCTCACCTCCTAATAGTAAGGGCGGAATAGCCCCTCGGATGGGTAGTATGTCCGGTAGCCGTCTGCATCGGTTGAGAAGTCATGGAAGCCGCATTCAGCCGCCATTAACGCAATATCTGCGTTGCGCTCCTCTCTCTCCCTATTAACGCGGTAATTGCGCGCATACTCGCGCTGCTTACGGTTCCTATGCTCTCTCAAGACTTCATCGTAAGAGAAGCCGTTAGCATAGCACCATAGCCACTCTTTAGCCTGTCTGAGCGTATATACTTCAGATGTTTTGATGGAGCCTGTGTAACCGCCCTTTTGCGGGCCTTTTATGCGGAGATAATAACCCCCATGTTTACCCGCTATTTTCGCATAACCCCTCTTAGTGGTGTCGGATTTACCCGCCACCTTTGCGCGCGCATACGCGGCCGCAAGGCTCATTTTTTCTTCGCTTTCAACTTCTGCTGGTCCTGTTAGAAGTAGGGGCAACAGAACCCCTACAAGTAGCAATATGCCTACCTCCATACGTCGGCGTAGGTCGTTCAAGTATAAGAAGGCATCGTCAATTTAATTTGTAGTATTTGTTTTGTAGTAAGCAGACGAGCGAAGCGATTTTACTACAAATTATTTACTACAATTTATTCTCGGTTTACTACAAATTAATTACTACAAATTAAAAACTTACTACAAATTAAAAACTACAAAATAAAAAAGAATCCAAAAAATACTACAAATGATTTACTACAAATACGGGCGCGGAGGGGATTTACCCCCCCGCCCCTTACGTATCACCCTACTACAAAGAATTTACTACAAATCACGCATAATTTTCTGCGTTGTGTACGATTTGCATTTTCGCCATTGATAGAATACACGACATAATCATGGGAACTTTAGCGCGTCGTGTGTTGCGCGCGATGCCCCACTCTCGCTTGATTGTAGCAATAGCACCGTTGCCTTTGTTTGTAACCCTCATATTGGGCCACCGTGCTTCTTGCTCAACCATAGTGTGTATAAGCGAATAGCGCGCTGCTACGGTGTTTCCCTTGCTTGCTGCATCAACTACCATATCAACCGCCTTTCGCACACCATATACGCCGTCATTGAACTGCTGGCTCAATACGAGTTCTTTACCCTCGTATTCAACCGTACAACATAGACCTTGACCGCATGGGCTCGCAAAATCAGTTATCTTCAGCCTCTCACCTCCAATCCTGCCTACTCCTGTTCTGCTTATGAACCCATCGTTAATTTAATTTGTAGTAGGTATGATTCTTTTTACTACAAATTATTTTTACAGCACTAACTTAATACAAATTATTTACTACAAATTATTTACTACAAATTATTTACTACAAAAGAAAAAAACAAAAATACCATAAAACAAAAACTACAAAAAATACTACAACTCAAAAACTACAAACATTTCATTCTTCTTCGCTAATTTTTGTAGCGTATAAGTCAGCAAGTTTCGCCATTCTTATAATTTCGTTAATAGCCCAATCTCTCGATTTTTTGGTATGTCGTGTATCTGTTAACCAATCAATGAGTGCTGGAACTACATCAATCCACTTTGGTGTAATATCCACGTATTCAACAGTTCCGTCTTCGTCTTCGTAGGAGTCTTCATCCATATTTGTCCGTATGCTGGTTTGCTTATGAACCTTTCGATTATGCCTTTTTTACTACAAATTATTTTCTTTACTACAAATTATTTACTACAAATTAATATCTTTACTACAAATTAAAATTTACTACAAATTAAAAACTACAAAAAAGATAAGATTACAAAAATTACTACAAATTAAAAACTACAAAAAAGAAGGAGGGGCCGAAGCCCCCCCAACTTTTATGTTCACTCGTCGTCGTCGTAATTCCAAAGGACCGTTTCACCATCAGCGTCTTTGTAGCCGATGAAGTTCCGGTTTGTTCCGTCGTCGCCCTTTACTCTCCGGTCATCGAACTGATAGTTCATGCTAATGTTGATTCTCTTTGAGTACTTAGACTCAAACACCGTGTATTCGTAGCGTGGGTTGCCCATCCATACCCTCACATCTTCGATGTGGCGGTCGTGTTGTGCTAAGACTGAGCGCAGTTGCGTTAGTGTTACTTCTAACTTAAGGTCTGCACCGAAGACACCGCCATAGGTGTCCTTCATGTTTAGGATAATGGTAGGCCTCCTTGTCTTCATTCTGTCGTCGTTATCGTCGTAGTAGGTTTCGGTCATTTCTGCCCGAAGTCTATCCACAAGTCGCATTAGGTTTGTAGTTCCGCGAACTTCCTCCATGGTTGAGCCACCGCACCGACCCTTATGAACCCCACGCTTTCCGGTTCTGGAATAATTTGTAGTAATCAATACATCACCGTTTTACTACAAATTAATTTGTAGTAATCTTTCCGCTGCGCTACTACAAATTAAAAACTACAAAAAAAGTAAAAATCACCAAATCCAAAAATTACTCCGATTCTCAAAAATTCTTGGTTTCGTTAAGGTATAGCCAATCGGGGTCTTCGTTGTATTTATCTCTTGAAATTAGGTAGGTTGATAATTCGCCAATGGTCTGAGATAGTTCATTTATCAACTCGTTAAGATAAGGCTTATCTGGACACATTTTTGCGTATATTCTATCAATCATCACATTATGTAATGCGTTTACATCATCTTCTTGTAGTATCTTCCAATCGGGTTCGGCTTCTTTGCTCATATAGGGTCGTGGGGGTTGCCCCTTATCAATGCAGCGGCAGCGGCGGCATATTTACTACAAATTAATTTGTAGCAATTTTTCCGCTGCAAAAAAACCCGCAACGCCCCCGCTTCATCACGGCGGGGTGCGCTTAGGAGGGGCGGTGATGAACCGCGAGGGCCGAAGCCAGCACCCCGAAGGGCTTTCTCACCCAACACACCGGAAGGGCCTTACCTCCCACCTGCTAAGGTTCTGCTGGGGTCATCACAGGCGCGGGGTCTGCACTTTGTGCTTTCCGTAGCCCCCCATGAGAGGCGTTGGTTGGCCCGCCGTTGCAGACAAACCTCCGAGTTGTGGTTTGCTTAAGAAACTTTCGATTGTATCTTTTTACTACAAATTAATTTGTAGTATGTTTGCATCTGTATTTTTACTACAAATCTTTTACTACAAATCTCAGAAGGACTTACACCCTCGGCAACGCTTCGCGCGCCTCTCGATGCCTTCGGAGGTTTTGATTTTCACTTTATGCCGTATCTCTTGCGCATTTCTTTCTTAGTGTGGCCCATAGCACCAACGATTTGAATAATCAATCTTAATTTTTCGTTAGCCTCGCGCCGACTCCATCCAACATAAGAGCCACTTGAACCCGTTGCAGGGTGTCGGTGTTGCCCGTATGACTTAGGGGGTGAAGCGTATATGTTCCAGCCCCGTCCGTAAGTGGGCGAACCTTCTTCAAGAATGGTTCTCCACCCTTTAGGCATTAAGCCCGCATCTATTGTTAAGGCGTGTATGCGTTCAACAATCGCCTCTGTGTCTTTTTTCGTTTCTCTCATTTTATTCATTCTCCTGTTGCGCCTTTTTGCGCTATTCTGACCGAACAAGCGGCGGCATATATACTTAACGGCTTTTGAGGTGTATTTACTACAAATTAATTTGTAGTAGTAGTTTTTCGGTTATTTTACTACAAAATATGTAATACAAAATAGAATCCAAATTATTCTTCGTCTTCGTATTTGTATATTTCAACGAACTCGCCGCACATAGGACAATAATATGTGGGGCTTAGTCCTGAATCGCCCATCGCGTCAATAAGTCTATCGAGTTCTTCCGATGGGGTGCAGCATTCGTAAAACGGTGATGTACCGCTGTGTAGCAAATAATAGCGTGGTGTGTATTTCGCCATGAATCGCAGACATGGTAGGGGTATTTAAGGCTGTCGTTTCATTACTACAAATTAATTTGTAGTATTGGTCGGGGCCGTTTTACTACAAATTAAAAACTACAAAATACTTACTACAAATTAAAATCCAAAAATCAAAATCCGAAAAATTACTACAAATTATTTACTACAAATTAAACTTAGTGCAAAAAGTAAAGCGGGTGTTGTGAATTACATCGAGTGCAAAAACAAAAGTGGGTGCAAAAAGTGCAGCAGGTGCGAATGACGCAGTAGGTATCTGACGCTTTACTACAAATTATTCGGGAGAGTGCTGTTTCCAAACTATTATATAGTATGACTACCTCACGCATGGGTCGCGTAATATCGCGGCTATATATTTTTCTTATTTTACTACAAAATACTTACTACAAAACATGGTTGGAAATAAGAGAGTGCTACACCGTCGCATTGATATAGTAGTGGGTTGTCGGATGGTTTAATGGCGAACCGATACATCAACAACCTACCCGACCTATGCACCGACATTCTCAACGAGATGTATGAGAATGGATTGAGAGAGATTAACAGCACTTGCGGCGACGAGAATGCCTGTAATCTCACCGTGAATCAACTTCACTTTATCCGCAAGATACTCTATAAGCGTGGCTTCGTCGTGAGAGATATTGAGGAGGTGGTCGCATAGACCTACACGCACGCATCGAACAGAAGAAGGCCGACATGGAGAATGCCCGTTTAGGCATGGCTCAAGGCATCAAATACTCATCGAGGTCATTGGGGGGCCACACCACCCAATACCGCCGTCTATGCCGCCTTGCAGGTATCAAAATTGACCTGCCCGAAATCAAGGCCATAAAGCCCATCGGCAAGCCTTGCCGCTACAAAGCCTGTAAGGGCCGCAATCATGCCCTTCACGGTGAAAAATGCCCTATCGCATCAGCGCGAGGCAAGACCGGAGGCAAGTCCGGCGAAGGCGATTCAAAGAGGCGCAACGGTGAAGCAAATGGCCGCTACATTGACGGGCGTAAAAATGCCGTCAAGAAGCAATTGATTTCTCAAGTTATTGTCGGTCAAAAAATCAACAAGACCGCCCGCGAAATCCTCAACATCAATCCGATTACATGGCTCGATTCAGCCATCACAACCGCCGCAGTAGCGGGTATGCTCGGTGGCGTGCGTGGTGTCTGTTCCGGTTGCTCTCAATCAATCCCTGCGATTCAGGCACGCAAGATTCACCGTGCCGACATCACACAGAATCCGGCAAGGGTGATATGCGACGCTTGCGAAGCATGATAAAAAAACTTATAAAAAAAACAGGAGAGGACAAAATATGAACAAAAAGCAAATGAGCGCCGATGAAGACTTTTTACAGTATGCTCGCAATGATATCGAGAGGCAGATTGCGCTCGGTCAAATGTATGCTATTGATGAAGACCCAAAGCCCGAACATTGTAGTGAAGATGGGCATTGGAACGATGGAGAGAACTTCTATACTATACTCAATCTATGGGGGCAATACCACTACGATGAAACAAAGGCAGAAGAATTACTCTATAAAATGTTCAAAGAGGAATATCCTCAATACTTATGAAATGACGGCAAAGAAGATGACGCTTGCGAGGAATAAACGATAGATTCATAAAAAAAAGAAAAGAGGAATAAATATGACGAGAAGACAAATGGGCGCACACGGAGAAATCTGTAAGCGCGTAAGTGGAAAAATAATGATGACTGTTAGGCCACAGCCCGAAGTATTAACGGCTGAGGATTGCGCGATGATACTCGGCTATCGGTGTTTAGGTGGTTGCGGTGGCGGATTCATAGGCGAGCCTAAAACGACCGAACACGGCTTTAGAAGCCCCATAACTCAAGATGCGGTCGAGGCCATAGCATACTACGAGCGTAAGGGCAAATTAACGCAGAAAAAAGCCCTGCGTTTGTTATCCGACTCATGGGTGCTAACCAATTACACAAATTACACCGACATGATAGAGCAGTTCGATGAAGACAATTGGAATCACCGAGCCATTCGGGCATGGGTGCTTAGGGTTTTCCCGAAGTTCTCAACAGGGGTGATTGAATGAAAGTATTAGAGAATGGAATGTATAATGGCGCGTGCTTTGACGGCGAGCGATTTAATGCCGAGCATGATTGGTATGTCGAATCATCGGAGATTGATTTTGACGGCACTAATTGGGTTCATGTTGCAGTTATATTGTGTTGCTCGGATTGCGACAAAAAAATAGAAACGGATTATTCGTGGGATGTGGAATGAATGAGAAGCGAAGATGTATGGTATGGTTCAGACCCATGTATTGATGAGGACGAATTGCCCTCAAGGGTTTTCGACCACGATGTATGCCCCGAATGCGACAAGGCCATGCCCGACCAAGACTTAGCGGAGTTTGGTATCGAGGAGTGCGATTGTGTCGAATGCGATGGCTGCGGCGAATGGAAATCCTTTGAAGACTTCTGTAATGTATCAAATATATGCGATTCATGTTATGAACACGATGACGCTTGCGAGGGCGAATGAAAGGATTTAAGAGTCAAGGATAGGTGGAGAAAATATGGGCAATACATGGAAAAGCCGACAACCCGCAAGGGATAAAGACGCACTAAAAAGAATACAGGCACGTTATGACGAGTGGAAATCACAGTTTAGCGATGCTATTCCTAATCGTGTAGGTACGACCTACAAATGGAATGAGGCTAAGGTCAAGAATTGGTTTGAATCGTTGCCTCGCACAATTGCAGACCGAGAGAAGGCATTTGTAAAGGAGATGAAAGAATGAGCAAGAAGAAGTTTATTTATCGTAAAATTAAAGTCTTTGAATTAGAGTTTGAAGCATGGTCGAGAGCGCACGCAGAAGAAATGCTTGAAGATGGTTATTTGATTTACCACGACTATGAAATGGAATGTAAAGAGGATAAAGAAGTGATTGTGTCGAAGGTGATTCGATGAGCAACATGAGTTATATTAGATTTGAAAATACCTTTAGCGACCTTGAGGATTGTTATTACAATTGGGATGATGACGACATATCAGAAAGAGAAGAAAGGTGGCGAAAGAGATTGTTGGAATTATGCGAGTCAATCGTTCAATCTTATGGGGAGTGATGAAGAATGGATGAATATACGAAAGTATTTGATGATGTCGTTCAAGCATTGGTTGGTTTGAGAGATTCAAGGTTCATTACGCCGCTGCTAACAGAAGAAAAAACTATTCAAGGTTGGATAGACTTTTGTATTGACGCTTGCGAGGACTAAACAATAACCTTAAAAGAAAACACGGAGAGGAGTAAATATGAGCAAAGGCACATACAACAAAGAATGGACAGCATACTACGAATACCTTGAGTTCTTGAGGCAATCGGGCGCGACTAATATGTTCGGCGCAGCACCTTATCTTCAAGACCACTATGGCCTTGAGAAGCGCGAAGCAGAACTTGTTTTGCATTCGTGGATGAAGAACTACAATGCACTATTAGAAGACGGGGTGATTTCAAATGATTGAACCAATAATTACAGTAAGTAAAGAGATGAAAGAAGCACTACAATATGCTCTTTCAGATATGAGAAGCCCAAAGATAATGTGTAATTATTTGATTGAGAGATTTCAAGACCAAGCGATAAATGAATGCTCATGGAAATGTCTTTACATATCAAAGAATTACATAGACATAATCAAAAATTATGAGGTCATTGAGAGGCGGTTTGGGTGCGACGGCGAGTTCAGAAGTAAATTAAACGAACTTCTCAGACAGGAAACATTAGAAGATTGGGGGTTTTGAAATGAGCGAACCGAAATTATATCGAGATAAAATATCAACAGATAGCAGCACACCAACCCACCAATTGCGATATGCAACAGGCTGGCTAACCGATTATATGCACCACGATAATAACGGGATTAGATACTATACCCCCGAAACTGTGAAGGCTGTAATCAAGAACCTACACGCCGATGTGTCCGATGCACAGGCCGCCATATTGAACGACAAATCAACGACGCAAGTTATCTTTGAGATAGGCCGAATGAAGCCCGAAGACGAAAAGCCGATTTGGGCTCATTCATCCGATAGGGGTTTTTGGATAGGCGACAGAACTAATCTTAACCTAAAAATACTTCAGATGCGAAAGGGGTCGGTTGATGCTATACATTGGCCGAAAGCCCGCGACGCTTGCGACGACAATTCCCAAACTTTATTAGAGAGGTTTGAGGAGGAATAAACATGACGAGCAGAAACTTGCTACCATCATACGCCCTCTTAGGGCAAGAAGCCAAAGGAACGACCGCCGAAGAAGTCCTTGCTAACGCAGGGCTTGACTTTGAGGTGAAGAAAGCCCCATCGGGCTACATGAACCCTCAAGGGGATTTCGTAAGACATAGAGGACATACCATTACCTACCGTGCCGATACAGGCGCAGCATTGGGTAGCGTATCATCCTCATACGAGGTATTTCAGAACCATGACGCATTGAAAGTCTTTGACCGATTAGTAGGCGAAGGCCGAGCCGAATACGACCGCATCGGTATGATTGACGGCGGGCGAAAGATGTTTGCGAGCATGAAGATGCCCGAAGGATTCACCGTAGCGGGTTGGGATGATATAGACCAATACCTATACATGATTACATCTCACGATGGTTCAACAGGCGTGCGATATATCCCTGCGAATGTCCGTGTAGGATGCACTAATCAATTCGCTTATCTTGACTCTATGCTAAAGCAAGCGGGCATCAATCCTCGCGTGCTATCAAGCCGCCACTCAAGGTACATTGAAGGTCGCATAGAGCAAGCAATTCAGGCGTTGAATGTCGTTGATGTCCTCAACGAGCAATTCGCTAACACAGCGGGCGAACTCATGCAGGTCGAACTCGATGTAGCGGGTCGAACCGAATTTTACATCGACGCTATGGGCCTCAAGACTGACGAGAAGTTGGTTGATAAGGTGGAGAATCCGTTTGGTCTAACCACACGCGGCAACAACACCCTCACACGGCTTCAAGAGTTAGAAGATACCGCTCTCGGATTCGATGACGGCGACATCAACAGCGCATGGGGCGCATTCAATGTGATTAGCGAATATCTCGACCACGCATGGGTCTATGACCGCAAGGGCGAGAAGGTCAATCAAAAGAGAGTCGAATCGGCCCTACTCGGAACAGGAGCAAGGCAGAAGGACAAAGCATGGGCGGCAGCCGCACGGTTGGTCGCCTAAGATTCACATAAGGGAGTAGGGGGGTTCAAGTAGGTTCGATAAGAAGGCTCAACGTATATGCAGCCGACTATTCATCGTTCCCACCCCCTCTCCCACCATCAGATTCACATAAGCAGGGAGGGGAGTTCAACAGTCTTTTACAGGTTGTGTTCGTCATTTCATACCTCCATTCTCCCCTCCTTGCACCTATACAATTACAGTAAAAATAACTCAACAACATAAGGGGGTGTAGTGGGAACGAAGGCGAGGCTATACATTTGGGGTAGTCCAAACCGTTATCCAATCGTCTTTACGAGAGCCGTCGGATAAGCCATCATGGTCGGAGAGAGATAAGATAATTACGCCATGCCCACGCACCCCCACCTTACAATCAAGAGATGATAAAATGAAGCAAGCAAGAAGACATAGATACATACAGAAATTCAAGGCCCGCGTAAAGTCGGGTGAGAAGAATAGCCGCATGAAGAAAGGGGATGAATGAATGATTCGTGAGGCCATGAGCGAAATATACGATAACGAGTATGACGCAGTAGTAGCGACCGTGCGCGTGTATGCAATCGGATTCATGGCTATTATTACGCTAATAGTAAGTGCGGTGTTCCTTTGAAGTGCAACGACCCGACTCATCCAAAAGTAGTAGGCGAGTCCTATTGCCGTGTGTGCAAGCGAAAGAGCGAAGAAGAAGAATGACGCTTGCGAGGCGTAATCGAAGGGTTCTTAAGCAAACATCCCTACGACAAATCATGGCGAAGGACACAGAAGCCAACGAGGACACAACGCAGAAAGAGGCTATTGAATGGCTTGAGAAGAACGAACACTTATCGTTCTTAGGGCATGGAACACAGGCCCGACATGAGTGGATGGTTGAATACATGAGAAGGATAGCAAAGGGTGAGTGAGAATTGAGAGCAAAGACAATCCCTCATGTGGAATACGAGATATTCCAGCATATACTTGACGAGATAGATATTTCTATCGTAAAAGAAAGTCTTGTTCCACGCGGAGATAAAATCGCCGAAGAACGATTTGAGAAGGGCGCGGCATCGGCAACGAATCTGATTGAGAATCTGATTGAGCGTCGCCTACACAGGCTGCCGCACGACCACCCCGACTTCAAGGAGAGAGAGGCATGAAGCACATTAGAGAGGGATTCGATAGAATCTGTGGAACACCTGTACCGGAACAAGGCGGCTACATCAGCGATGCTGAATGGCGCAAGTTGCCGGAGTGTCCGGTATGCTTCGCCAAATACCAGCCCACGCTTGCGAAGCAAGAACGACAGACTCAAAAGCAAACTGCCCCACCAAAGACTGTAAGACAGGGGCTATACCTGCGACAATATACGAGGCGATGAAGAATGAAACCAATTAGTAATATCTCAAAAGTAAGTGGTAAAACCACACGGGTAAAGAACGGCTGGATGATAAAGGCGATAGCACGCTACCTTGACGAAGTAGGAGAGGCGACGGCTACGCAAATAAAAAACCACGCAAGGAGTAAGGGTAGTAAGCGCAAGGCCAGCGGGTCGAGGCTCACAGGACTAAATGCTCAACAGATAAGCGGTCGTCTAAGGATTCACAAATCATTCGCGGCTGAGAAGAAGTTTTGCACTCACTCAAGAAAGGAAATTAACTATTGGAGATTAGTAAATAGGGAGTTAATTGAATGAGATGCGAAGTATGCAAGGGCAGGGGCTTTACCATAGGATTCAGCGTCGTTGCTATGGAGAGAGAGATGGAACGATGTTGGGCGTGCAACGGTTGCGGTAAGGTGATTGAATGAGTAAATTTGAGGAAAAAGTAATTGATAAGATTCGTAGCCGAGCAGAAGTCGGTAAGAAAAAATACGGCACGACAATGGAACGCGAAGACCTTTCATTGATTGAGTGGCTGACCCATCTTCAAGAGGAACTGCTGGACGCAAGTGTATATGTCGAGCGGCTCATCGAAGATACACAATGTCCGATTCATGGTCTTGAGGATGCGGGTTGCCCGTATTGCAGACGCTTGCGAAGATGAATAGAAACCCTTAAAACAGACTGATGCGTGGGATTTTTATGAGAAAAAAGCGAGTTAGACGGCAGATTGTGGACACCCTGCGAGCGAATCCCGATGGGCTTACGGCAGGTCAAATACTTGACCGACTACCCTCACAAAGAAATGTGAGCGATGCAAGGCATTTAGCGAACCTGCTACGAGGGATGAAGAACATAAAGAAAAGAAAGGTAAAATTGGGCCATCAACCATTCTATGCCGCAAAGAAGAATCACGTTGCTACATGGTATGTAAATGAATACTATTACGATGAAGAAGGGGCAGAAATATGAAGAAATACAAAGATTATTTAGCGGAAAAAGAAAGAGCGGTGAAAGAAGACGACCCTGTGTTTGAATACACAGACAACCATGACTTGAATGAGATGCGGCAGTTGGTCGAAGACATGACGAGATGGATGAGCGTTGGTTCAAATGCCGTCAAGACTTCACAGAAGATGTTGCACGACTTCAAAGATGTTATGAAGCGAGCAAACGCAATAGTGCGTGATAACAAACTCAAGCGGGGCGATTACTGATGGCGAAGCGATTTGTGGAATTAGTAGTGGCTGACTTAGAGGTGCAAGAGGCGAGAGAGTATCACGATAAGGGAACGAAGGCGCAGAAGCACCCTTACGTCAGATTGCGACACTTAAGAAAGGGTGGGGGTAAATCATTTCCGAACTACGAAATCAAAGATAGATATGTAATGTATCGCCTGTTGAAATCGTGCGACCCGTCATTGGCCTATGATATGATGATGCAGACCCTGTATCATGTATCTATCGAGGACAGGCCGCCGATGCAAGACATATTGCAGGGCTACATAGACCATGCTGAAACCGACCGCATAGGCGTTTGGGTTGAGTACGCAAATAAAAAACCACGCGAGGTTGAGGTATGGTATTCATCTGACGACTCGATAATCCTTGCCGTTGATAACACCGACTTTACCATGAGCCACTACTTCAACAGCACTTGTAGTTTTATACGGGCTAATTACCTGCCGGACTACACAGAAAGCAGTAGGACAATGACTATGCAAGGAAAGCAATATCCCGTGATGCAATTTACAAAGAAAGAAGAAGATATTAGTTGGATAACACCGGATAAAAAAATATACACGGCAATAGAAATACTATCCTGTAATAATAAGACTTACATTAAGGGTAAAGTATCTGTTTTCCCTGTACCCTCTAATAGTAGGCATAACTTACAATTCACACCAATGAAGGTCTTTGACGGCTTCGCGCATACACTTAATGCGGCTGAGTTAGGGGCGTATCTATCCCGTCTAACTCGCACGCTTGAGTATGCCGCTACACTTAACCTAAACCCTATACTTGGTGAGTTCTCGGACAGTAATAGATTGATGGATTGGATGGAGAATAGCAGACTTGAATATGAAAATGCCCATAAAACTAAGTCGGGTATTGACGGACTCGTTAATTCTTTCTATAATTCACTTACGGACTGAAAGAATAAAACGCACTACTGCGCCCCTATTTCCTATTTCTTCAATTCTTTCAAAGGTATGTAAGGTATAGGTAAGGTCTTTACATATCTATGAAGAAATTAAAAAAATAAACAACAGGCTCGCAGTATAGCGATTTATTATTTCCACGCTTGCGAGAAGAATAAAAATAATTAAAAGCGTAGTAGGAGAGGAGAAGATATGCCCCGACCACAGAATAAGCGATTGACGGAACGAGTCTATCATTACTTACGAGAACAAGATAAACCTATGACCTCCCACGAAATCGTTTGGTGGTATATGGAGGAGTATGCGGCTGGGACTAAAGGGCCGGATGGATATTCCACGCGAAGCGGTATGGGGAACAGCCCACCGACACCAAACGCTCTATCTAATCTTATGAGGCGTAGCCTTCTCTTTGAGTGCGTAGGTAAAGAGAATAAAAAGGGTAAGGCTATTGATTATGAACGGAAAGATGGTAATAGTGTTAATCTATGGGTTGCGCGTCCACTTGATATTGTAGTTGAAAGGGCTATCGCAAGTAAAAGGCCCGTTAAAAAATATCCCGCATTTTTGCAAAAGGAAATGAGGAGGGTTTTAGATGCCGAAGATAATTGATAGTAGGGGCGATACAGACTTTGTATGGCTTGAAGACATACACTACGAAGATAGCACATTAGTTGCGTTCTATCAGAACGAACAAGGCTTTGCCTCATTCATAGCAGGGGCAAGCATTGTAGGCGAGCATAAGCCCGTATGTAGGATTCTATCTAAGTTGCATCAAGTCGAGGCCATGAACACTATCCCTGCGCCGATTGTTCCCGAATGGCGAATCTATGAAATGTATAACGAGGATGGTCGCCGTTATTTTATCCTAAGAATAAATCACGCATACATACCATCGAATACACGGAATAAAGCATGGCTTTACAATTATCCCGTATTCCGTGATATAGTTAGCGTGCTATCTGAAAAAGGAGTTAATGAATTAGTTTATCTTACGGCAAATATAATGCAAGACTTCATCTTTAGCGAGCAGGTGCAGATACCTTCTGATGAATTGATTGTCTATGACTATGATGAGAAGGATGATGCGCTACACTTCACGGATGGAACGGTCATGGCTATGACCGAATTACCTATACCGCCGCCATCGTGGATTCTATGTAGTGCCTTTGAAAACTTTTGCGCTAATACTATTCGTGGTAATTGGTTAGTGATTGCAGCAAATACAAATACCACTTTCATAAATGAAAGAGAGGCGGACAGATTGATAGAGTATCTTAGAGATACACACGCACTACTTCACAACGAAATGTATAAAGCCGAGTTAATGGAGGTTCTTTATGAAGCGGAGGGTGAGATGGTATGACGTTCAATGTATTCGATAAAACAAATGAGTTTGCGCGAAGAAATTATTTCATAGGTGTTGAGGATAAAATCCCCATCTTTCTATGTAGTGTGGGCGGACATATATTCAATGCGCTGAACAAATGTAGCCGCTGCGACTTCGACCCCGACAGCCCATTGGTGGATGAAGAAGAAGACTTCATCATCGAGAACTGTCCGCTACGGCACGACAACATACCGTTTTACACGCCGATGTCGCAGTTGCCGGACACGCGCATACACATACTAATGCGTGGCGCTAAGGGTTCGGGTAAATCTGTCTTAATACTAATGTTCCTTGCAGAAGGAACAGGTTTAGTCTATTCTTCTAATGCTGACTTAGGACAGGGTATGCGAACCATGATGGGCGCGAACTCTATCACAGAAGCAGGTATGTTCGGCTCGGTGGATGAAGAAGGCGAGATAGCAGGGCGACCTATCGCCCGTGAGATGTGCGGCGGATTCTTGGGCTTTGAGGAGTTTTCGTCTATGTCTGATGCGTCTAAAAAAGACCACAGTTTAGACATGAAGAATCAGTTGCTAACTTCTCTCGATAACGGCAGGGTGCAGAAGGCCATGCGTAATGGTTGGGTGAATTACACCACACGCTACACCGTATGGGCTGGAACGCAGCCAGCACGATTTGAATTGGATTCGGGGCTTGACCGAAGATTCTTCATCATAGATATTGAGATGACTCCCGAAAAGGAGAGGCAATACAAACTCGCACAGCACGCACAGGCAAACATGAGTGTGTCTGAGAGAACTGATTTGGCTAATCTTAACATACAAATAAAAGATTGGATTCGCCAGCGAATGCACCAAGCGGTTGCTAACCCGCCAACAGGAATCATCTTCGACGACGACATAATGGAGTGGATAGACCGCCCCGATGTTCGCTCTTTTGAGGCCGACCTGTTCCGCCGTATGTGTATTGGCTACGCCATGATGCAGCCGGAATATCGAGGGGGGCAACCGTTGATTATCCGACTTGATGATACTCTTAGGGAAATACTAAATCAATCGCTTGCTATGCGAAGGCGAGTCATGGATGCAGATGTCGAACTAATCCGTGCGGCGTTTTGGATGAAAGATGTTCCGAAGTCGCAACTGCTCAAGGAGATTTCACGCATGATTACGCAAGGCGATTATCAGACCGCTAAGAGATGGCTCATAGAGAATCTTGAAGGACAGGGGTGGTATCAAGAGGTTGAACCAAGCGTTAAAAGGCGTGGTCGTAAGGGAGTTATATGCCGCTTCGGGCCGTTGTCTGAGGCGAGCGCACCCGTGAATTGGGGGGATAAAAATGCCGAATAGAAGATATAAAAACCGATTGACTAAGCGCGGTAAGTGGGATAGAAGCAAGGCTTTGGAGTGCGCCGCAAGACATCTCGTCAAAGAGGACAGACCATTGAGTGCCGCTACTGTGTATGATAACATGAGATTCAAGAACAACACGAAGACGGGTGCTATCGGCAATCTTTATAGAAGCCATAGAACCGCTCAAACATACGGGCAGGTTTTGGGGAGGATGCTACGATGCCCTGCTTTCAAGAAAGAGAAGCGGGATGGAAAGGGTCCTTATGTTTTCTCTTGCGATAAAAATACTTATGATGAATGGTGGCCGACCGACCCACTAAGAGGTGAAGCCTATGCGAAGCAAAAGAGAGATTGAAACGAGATTAGCCACCGAAAATGACGCATTCGCCATTGAGGTGTTGCGTTGGGTTCTTGCGGGCGGTTGTGAAATGTGCGACCATCCCGAAAAGCGCGAACTTGAGATGGAGGTTTATGGTGGAGATGTATCGCCGAGTTATCTTGAGGCTAAATATAATTGGCCGGATGGTTGCGTGATGAATCACATGGATGCACACCTTGACTATGACCCCAAAGAGGCGAAGCACATTGAGAATGCTCGCTCGCAAAGTATAAACACTTTAGATTCAGCCGAAGATATTGTGAATAGGATTACGGCATACCTTGACGAGTTAGAAGAACTCAAGGAGGCGCAGGGCGGAATCACATCAGACTTCGTGGCTGATGCCTCTCGGCTTATCGCACAGGCTAACACATCTCTAAAGTTAGTAGGCACGCTCAAGCGTGAGATAGGCGTTGATTCTCAATTGCTGCTTGCACACACGCAGTTAAACCAAGTTAGCCGCATTCTCGTTGAGGTGCTTGCAGACCAGCCTAAACTGCTTGACGATGTGGAGAAGAAACTCAACCGTCTGTCCGCACCGATTGATGTTGATTACGAGGTGATTGAATAATGGGACACCACGAAGGATTCGGGAGAGGCAAGGGCTTTACTGCGAAAGACCCGCAGCCACCTAATGATTTAGTAATGACCCCTATACCTGTCGCAATACAGACTATCAATCTTTATGATATTCCGGCGGATTCAAAAATACTTGACCCATGTAGGGGAGAAGGGGCATTCTATGATAACTACCCCACTAATTGTGAAAAGGACTTTTGCGAGATAACAGAAGGCAAAGACTTCTTCGATTATGAAGGTCATGTTGATTGGATTATTACTAACCCACCATACAGTATTCTTGATGAGTTTTTACTAAAGTCATTTGAAGTTAGCGATAATGTAGTATTTCTAATACCATTAAGTAAAATGTTCTCAAGTTTTAGGCGAATTAGACAAATACTCGATTACGGAAATATAGTATCAATAGATTTAGTCAGCGCAAGTAAATGTGGTTTTCCGTTTGGTTTTCCCGCCTGTGCTTTTTACATGAAGCGGGGCTATGAGGGCGAAACCCTGATTACAGAATGGCGGGGTGATTGAATGAAGAAGAATGAGATAACCTATCAAGAATGGACTTGGAAGCCGCGCGGCACTTGTTGGAAAGACTACATACGACTACAAAGAAAGATGCGTAGGTTAATCGTGGCTTCTCTAATATCTCTTACCGTAAATGTAGTTTTATTGGGGGTAATAATACTATGAGAAAGTGGCGCAGTAAGCCGACTAAGTATCTCGCTACACGCGCGATAACTAAAGAGGAACTACCGCGCCTGTTTGATGCTATGAAAGAGGATGGTCTTATCGCAATAATAACTGCGGAGGGCATCAAGTGGTATCATGGTGATTATAGAGTTAGTAAAAAAGTAGTTGGTGGTGTATGGTCTTTGAGTCCTTCGCAGATGAAGCGAGTAATAGATTACATTTACGCGCACGACCCATTCGTGGAGTGATAAGATGATTATATTCACGGATGACGAATCTCCATTTAGGGACGATAACGAAGTGTTCATGTATGGTTCAATTGATACTGTGCCGGATAGAAAGGACACTACATATTTCTTACAAAGCGATAAGTTCTCGTCCGAAGATGTGCTAAGTTGGTCGCCAATTGTTCAGAATAGATTAGTAATCATTACACGCAAAGCCCCTAAGTTGAGTAAGGCCGCTAAACAATTGTGCGTTGTGCATGATAATCTTAAGGGTAAAAGTAATGATGATACCTTTCTTATTGTTAAGGCAATAATAAATTGGGCAGACCGTGAACGAGTTGCGTCTGTATTTAATAACTCACCCATTCCTCTTTTGTTGTGGTTCTTGAAAGGGAACGAAACCGACATAGATGTGTGGAGAAGGTTCGCTAAGGTGCAGTATATTTTACCGGAAAAGTATCTTGAGGCATCAATCATCTATGGAATCACTCCGTCAAGAAAACGTGTATCGTGGCCTAAGAAGAAAGGTAAGATAAAAGAAAGACCGGAATTATTCAAAGCCGATGATAAGCATTGGGAAGTCATTTTAGAAAACTCTATAAGCGTGGCTAATAAAGTTAGGGAGTCAGGCGACATACCGAAGGGTATGACTCGCCGTAAGGTGGCTTCGCAAACATGGTTTTAGTAGGATTTCTCGGTGGGGTTATTCTATTATATTTATTAGGGTACGTTTGTATTGTTTTGGATAAATACCTTTTCCCTAAAAATAACCATAATTTTTCGGCGCAAAATTCGACGCTTGCGAAGAATGATGATGATTCGTTTATAAACGGCATAATGTGGGCTGATGTAGGCAACGACTTATAATACCTTAAGGCTAACATTTATACATGAGCGCGAACAACAGGCGGGTTCGCCGAGCCATAGTTGAGATACTATGGGAACATGGTCCGCTTACGAAAGAGGGTGTGGCTGAGAAGTTATCCTCTTTGAAGAATGTTCGTGCTGTTCCATCGCCCCACAGTCTGTCGGCTCTCCTCTCTAAGAACTCACAGATTGTAGCGGTAGGTAGTGAGAAGGTGGAGAACGCAGTAGGTATCAAGGCATCTCATTTGTTGTATGATGTGGATAGAGAAGTTATGAAGTCTAAGGATGATATAGTTTATACCCGTAGTCCGACCGTTATGACTCCAAAGCAGAAGCGCGAAGCGCGACAATGCACCTGTGGCCGAATGCGTATTTTTCCAACGGATTCGCAGGTCTGCATACATTGTCTTCGCAATACTTAATACAACAGTAGGAGAATGAATATATGGGGCAAGAGATGCGCGAAGACATCAGTTCCTTAGTATCGAGTATGCTACATACAAATACGAGGACAGACCTAAGTAATATACTCACACAAGAGAATATGTTTGATGCCTCACTACTACGCAGTTTTCTTTTAGATTTCCACGAAGACGAGAGCGAGTTTGAGGAGTTTTTCGTTGATGTCGAGATGGATGAATCTTTCTTACGGGGCTTTATGGCGGGCCTTGTTCAATCTATTATGATAGAGAGAGCGCACGGCGAAGTCATAGGCAGACTAAGCCACGCTGAGTTTGTTGAATTGTATGATGCCGCCTGTGCTTTCCTCATGGAGTCATCCGTTTAGTTTATATCCGTATTCTTTGACGGGTAATCATGCTTTGGGCGAACAAGTATAGACCTATGACCTTCAATCAGATGGTCGGTGGTGCAAGAAGTCTTGCTCACCTCAAAGAGAATATGCAACATCTTTTGTTGTATAGTAGGGGTGCGGGAACAGGTAAGACTACATTAGCCCATGTTCTCGCTAACGAGTTGGATTGTCCACTTCATGTATTCAACGCTTCTTCTAAGAAGACAAGAGGCATAGCATTTGTTGAGCAAGAACTAATACCCCTCACACGCGCAGGTATCAGAAACCAAATCATACTTCTTGATGAGGCAGACCAATTGACTCACGAAGCACAGTCCGCTCTCAAGGGTGTTATCGAGAATGCCGACGGGTACTTTATTCTTACCTGTAATGATATTAAGAAGGTTAGTGCGTGGATTCAATCGCGCTGTTTGAAGATTGAGTTCCTACCAATCGCCAAAGGACCAATGATGGAACGCTTAGAGTATATCTGCGGTTCAGAAGGTGTTAATATCACCGAGAGTCAGTTGGGCGTTATCTGTGAAGCACACGAAGGCGACCTAAGAAATGCTATCAATGCGCTTCAAGCCTTCGCGTCATTCGATGACCCAAACAAGGCAACCCAATTCATTAACAGTTTGACTGTGCAAGATTTCGACAGTAAACTTTTCCTAAAACTATGTGTGGCTGAAAGAGATTTGACGAATGCCTCGTCTATGCTTAACAGCCGAGATACGCGAGAGATAGTGCGTGCGGTGTTTGATTACGCCGTAAGCAGCACGGCCTCTCAAACAGCAAAACTTCAAGTCGTTGATGCGGCAATAACCGCTGAACGTGATGTCCTTAACGGTGTTGATGAAGACATAATTAAGGCAAACTTCGTGAGGATGCTGATAGGATAATCTTTATATCCGTAATCATTTGACGACTTGATAGAACAAAGGTGAAATAGATGTCTGATGAGATGCTAAACAATATCGCTAAAACATTGAATGTCGCACCCGAAACGGTGCGTGCGAGGGCTGATGAAGTCCTTGCAGAACAGGGAGCAGCATGGCGAAATGCTGGTCGTTCAGAAGAAGACTGTTTTATTCTCGCGTTGAGAGTAGCAGGTCGCAACATTACTTCTGAAAATGCACGACTACGCCGCGCCCGCGCTGATACATACGAAGGTATGTTCATTAGTGTCCCACGACCGAAGGAATGGGGTAAGATTCTATACAATAAGATGAAGAATCAATTGACTACCGCTTCTGCCGAAGTCCGGCAGACCTTCGTTGATAACGGCTCAGTAGTTCTCTTTGAGGATAACCACGACGGTTCATACACCCGCCTAAGCGCCGAGCAATACGGACAGGCAGAAAGCGATGTATCTTCACTACCGAAGCACACTATGCAGTTAGATTCTAATACACATTTCTATGTTGTATGGGATAAAAACAACCCGACTTTCCCGTCCGGCGATGCTAACTTCAAGTATGGACAGCCACGCCCACAGGATGAAAGAGAGCGAACCTGTCTATTCTATGGTCGCATGGTTGGTAGCAACGACCTACAATTGATTCAGGTTAGCGGTAGCGGAAAGGCGGCTGATAATCAGTTCCCTACCTTCACACCACTAACAATACCACTACGAACCGGAAAGAATGGTCGCGCTTATCTAAATGCTGATGTGTCTAAACCAACAATTAACTTAGACCTTGCTTCAATGTATGAAGGCTCTCCTTTGGATATGCTACCTGCTCTAATAGGCGAAGAAAACATCTTACCTTCGCTATCTGCGCTCGGTCAATACTACGACCAATACAACGGCACAGATGGTTGGTGGGATAGAATGTGTGCTACTGTTGTTGAAGTGAATCACATTGACCCGCGAGATAAAGGCGGTTGCATTTTGGTCTGTGGCGACACCGACCTAATGTCTATGGCCGGAACAATAGACATCTATTGCGATGATATTCCCCCGCTCGGTGTTGGCTCACAATTGCTTGTCGTAGGACAGGCATGGCGAACCCGCGAAGACGAAGACCGTATGACCGTAAATGGTTGGTGGCCTTCTAATGTGGTTGAGCCTATGGTTGAGCCTTCTGCATCTGATGATGACGGGTGGGAGTGAGTAATGAGTGCGAGTTGGAGGGCCGTTGGCGAATTTGTCCTTCTAAAGAAGGATAATGTAGTTAATGAGATGGGACTTATCGTTGATACTAACTATTGTGTTAAAAGTATTGGTGATACAGTTCCTCTTAGGTTGAACAGAAACGACATGGTAGTCGTTAATGATGGTGCAGCCATAACTCCGCTAACGGCCTCCAACCGCCTCAATCTATTTATTGTGCATTACAAAGACATAGTGGCGAGAGATGTCGCCGAAGAAATATCTTATGTCGGTGATGCTATGCACGATGATTTTATCTGAGGTATATTTATGGAAACTATACTAACGGGGGCAGAAGCCCGCTCAAAACTCTTAGTCGGTGTGAATAAGTTAGCGAACTCTATCAAGGGAACGCTCGGCCCAAACGCACGGACTGTTGTAATACAGAACCCTATGGGTGGTATGCCCGTCATAATCAATGACGGTGTATCTATTGCCCGTATGGTGAATGATAAAGACCCGTATGTGCAGATGGGGATTGACCTATTGAAAGAGGTTGCATCCGAAGCACAGCAGAAGTCGGGCGATGGAACTACGAGCGCGACTCTCATAGCACAGGCGCTATGTAATGGTTCGCTAACTTTGATGGAGAACGGCACATCGCCTCTCGTCATTAGGGATGCTTTGAAGTCCTACTTAGCGGCCACAGAAGAATATGTGCGTGAGTCAGCAATAGAGGACTTTGACCTAAAGGATGTCGCTACTATCGCGGCTAACAATGACGCGGAACTCGGAGAGTTGATTGCGGGTGTCGTCAAGAGAGGACACGGTATAACAATCGAGCGGTCGCCTACGAGCGAAACCTATGTTAAGAAAGCAAGTGGTTTTGAGATGAACGCGGGTTATGCGCACGCATTGATGGCGAATGCGCCGCGCGCTAAATGTGAGTTTGAGAACCCTATGGTTCTAACTACTACCGAAAAAATATCCACATTCAATGCTTTAGTTCCGGCGCTTGAAGGCGCAGTAAAGCAGAACAAACCTTTGGTTGTCTTCTGTTCCGATTTCAACGGACAGATGTTGCAGAATCTTTTGGTAAATATAGTTCAAGGTAAGGTATCTGTATGTATGATTAAGCCCGCAGGTATGCCCGAACAACAGCAAGCATGGCTTGAAGATGTGGCGGCGGCTACGGGTGCTAAACTATTCAAGGTATCTCTCAATGAATCTATCGTAAATATAACTTCTGATGATTTGGGTTCGTGTGAAAAGTTCGTATCTTCTCAGACCGATACTATTCTTACCTTAAAATCAACACATGAGTTAGAAAAATATGTTGATGGGTTAGAAGACTTAGGACTTGAAGCCGAGAATGATTGGCTCGCGGAACAGTATTCCAACCGAGCAAAAAGACTCGGTAAGGGCATCTCCACAATTTATGTTGGAGGTGCTTCTGAAATAGAACAGGTTGAAACTAAAGAGAGGGTTGATGACGCAGTTAATGCGTGCAAACTCGCTCTTAGTTCCGGTGTAGTCATCGGCGGGGGCGCAACATTATATGGGGCGGCTAACGAACTCGATGAACACGGAGATGTAGCAGACCTGTTTAGGGATGCGTTGAAGACACCGCTTAGAACTATTATAAGCAACACGGGTGATGAACCAAACTTAGGCTTAATTTTAAGTGGGGAAAATTATGTGTGTGGTAAAACCGCCGAAACCCGTAATGCTATCGAGGATGGCGTGCTTGACCCTATGCAGGTAGTCTTGAACAGCCTTGAAAGCGCAGTATCAATCGCGGCATTGGTCTTGATGACCGATGCGGCTATCATCGCACCGAGCGATTAGTTTATATCCGTAATAGATGAGGGAATAATATGAGTTGGGGAACGCAAGCACCACAGCAGAAAGCAGAAACAAAGACCGCAGAACCGAAGATGCAGTTCGATGAGAACTACTATCGGAATCTGTTTGATAATAACCGTGTGAATACTATTCAGCACCGCATGGCTTTTGTCGGGCATGAGAATACTCTCAAGACCGGACTCGCCCTGTCGTTGTTAGAAGAAGAAATCAATGCGGGTAAAACCGTGTATCTTTTCGATATAGATAACTCGGCTAAATCAACCGTTGATGTTGTTTATCCTAACAACCCGAACATTGTAGTGCTACCACTACATGATGAAACCGATGACTCTATCTTCGATGAGGATAACAATGTGGATTTCAAAGCCTTGCTCGATAAGACTTCGTGGTATGTAAATATACTTGCTGATAAAGTCAATGCCGACCCCGAATCAATTGGTGGTATCATCTTTGACGGAGGCTCGACATTCCTTAAGTGGTGTGAACACGCCATGCGTAAGTCGTTGCTATCACGGGGTATCATTGAAACCGAAGACGGCACATTCAATCAGAAGGAATGGAGAGAGCGCAACAGGCTTTATCGAAATGTCCTGACCCGCCTACACAGCCTCAATGTGGCTAAGGTGTATTTCACTTTCCACCTAAAGGCCGTGTCCGAGTATTTAGATGACGGCACAGGTAAGAAGGTTCTAATGACTGTCGGCCACAGGCCGGAGTGGGAGAAGGGAACTATGAGAAAATTCTCACAACAGATATTCCTATCACGATACCAAAAGAAGGCTGACTTAGCCGCAGGTGTCGAAGGCGATAGAAACCTCAAGGATGGCGAGTGGGTTGTCCGAGCAAAGATTGAGGAGATGAAGGGCGAACACATCGAAAAGGTTGGTTCTATTCACGACATCGCACGAATCAAGGATGGAAAGTTTGAGTTCGTTGGTCTTGAGTGGTTGAAGTGATTACGGCTGATACTGATTCATTGAGATGGCTTCTCACGCTTGCTCAACGCAAGCATACAATTGACGGCTCAAGCCACGCGCAACTGTATAGTGTTATCCTAAAAGCAAGTGGGGGTCGCCTCTCATTCTGCTCTTTGGTAAAGGATGGCGTATCTTCATTGATGCGTCTATCTATCCCCTGTGCGGGAGAAGGAGAAGTCGTCATCACCGACATAGACACAACATTGGGTGTCTTGAAGTATCACGGCGGAGTCTTGACTATCACCCCTTCACAGGATAAGGTTAGGTTCAAGTCTTCTAACAAACAGACTACACTATCCGCGAGTAAAGAGGCTAAGGCTTTCCCACACACCCCATCAACAATTGCACAATGGGCTGAGAAGTCTAATACTCTTGCGGAAAAAATAAATGTTGATGACTTGACCTATACGACTAATGATAGTAATAAGATAAAAACAACATGGGACTTTTCCGACATAGGCACTACCGCTCTTTACGAGGCATTCCGGTGCGACTCTATGAACGGACAGAAGTTCAACAAATACGAAGTTTTGTTTGACTCACCTGCCGATTTGGAAATAAGAGTCGGTGGCGAACTAAAGGGTAAGACGCACACGATGATAAAGGACATACATTGTAATACTGACTATGGGTTTTGTGCTACCTATGGTGGCGGCCTTGAGCATATCTTTCAACACTTGAACAGCGACATAGGCATCCATGTTTGGGATTTCACAGAAGCGGGTATGGGCTACCCTATGTTAATCACGCTTGGAGATGGCGATTACATCTTTCAAGCATCACATCTTTAGGTGATATTATGCCGATTTGGGATTTAGATGTTTTAAGAAGCAGAAAAATAGGTAAGCAGAAGGTAGCATTTCTTATAAATCAAATCAGATTACCGCCGAGCGGAACTGAAATAATCACATGGAGAGATGAAGACGGTTTGCGATATGTCGCTAATGTAAAGGTTAGGGTTGAATTAGACCCCGACTATGAAAAGATGTTCGCGTTGAGTATGGAGAAAAGGCAAGACGAAGTGTTTATATCCGAGAACTTAGGAACACAAAACGAAAACGAGGACTTAACATGATAGATACTAAAGACGGAAATTGGCGCAAGGTGCAAACCGAAAGCGGAATGACTTACTTAAAGAGAAGTGAAGTCGCCGCCATAACGAAGAAAGAAAACGATTACGACATACACATGGCTTCGGGAACTATCTTCACTACACCGCACTTAATGCCGTTTATGCAAGACATAATAACGATGGCGTGATACTATGGGACAATACACACCACCGATGATGGCCTGTAATAACTGCGGGTCGAGGTTTTCTTGGCTGTTTATTGATAACATAGCAGAAGGCGACTTATATGAATGCGAGAACTGTAATAACATTATCCTAAAAAGAAACGAAGTGGTCGAAGATGATAATAGAACGTAAAGGTAGGAATGTTATCGTTAGAGGTCGTGATAATGCTGGTAAAAGATACGAAAAAAGTATTACGGGTCATTTTCCATATTGTTTTGTTAAGACTGAGGATGCCGATTACGCCGCCGAAGGAATAGCGGTTCAGCACGGCTACACGGGCCTTTATGGTGAAGAACTATCTAAGATTACTTGCGCGTCTGACTATGATGTAAAACAGTTGGCTAAACGCGAGCAGACATGGGAGGGCAACCTGCCTTATGTAAATCAAGTGCTGGCTGACTATATCAACGAAGGCAACCCGCGTTTTGAAAACTACAAGCACCGCACATGGTATCTCGATGCCGAGTGGTCGCCAACAACAGGAAAAATGAGATGTATTGTAGTTTATGATAACTTTACCGACAAAGAATATGTGTGGTTTGTGCATCACGGCATAGAAGAAGAAAAAGATGGTAAGGGCGTGCCGTTCAAGACTTTCGGGGATTTTGAATATAAATCACCCGCTATGGCTTTTCCTTCTGAGAAATCTATGCTTATCCATTTCCTGCGACATATCAAGTCTTGCGACCCCGATATAATCACCGGATGGTATGTGGTCGGAGCAGACGTTAAGACAATCATAGAGAGGTGTCGTGCTAACGGTCTTTCCGAGTATTCTCTCTCGCCTATGCGTAAGATACGATACGAGTTCAAAGATTGGTCGCAACCTATTGTTGGTCGCAATTGTATAGATTTAATGGTAGGTGTTGCTAAGTTATGGGAATTGAAGAATGGAAAACTCCCGTCATACAAACTCGATGATGTCGCCTACGAAATCTTAGGGGAAAAGAAAGTCGAGTTGGAACATGGACACGATACATGGTTTGAAGATAAACCGTTGTATATCCACTACTGCCGTCAAGATGTTCGCCTGTTGCCCAAATTAGATGAGGCGGTTAATGCTCTCGACTACTACACATCGCTACAACATATCGTTCAATGCGATATTCGTTCAACGGCTTTCATCACACAGATGTTTACGCAGTTAGTCCTAACAGACCCTGACTTTGACCGAAGAATACCATCAAAGCCACAGTTCGATAAGGTGGATTACGAGGGCGCAGACATCTTAGATGTGAATGCTGGTGTGTATGATAACGTAGGTATCTTAGATATTAGGGCCATGTATCACAGCAACGCAGATAAATATAACATTTCATGGGACACCTTAGATGAAAACGGGCAAGATTGCGGGAACGGAACTAAGTTCCATCAGGGCGAGAAAGGTTTGTTGGTTCGACAGATGGATAAGATGACCGAACTCAGAACTACCTTTAAGTTGAAAATGCTTATGAGCGAAGGAAAGAAAAGGGCGAAGTGGGATTGTATGCAGTTCGCCGCTAAAACTCTCGTTGCTTCTATGTATGGAGTGGCGGGAGATGCTAAGTATGGAATGTATCATCCCGAAATAGCCGCCGCTATTACCCACACATCACGAAACACTTTGGGTGAGTTGATGGTTGAAGCACAGCGAGTAGGCTTCGATGTAATTTATGGACATACCGACTCAGTATTCTGCGCTATACCTTCTCCCGAAAAAGGTATGGAACTTTTACCGCAAATAAACGAGAGAATGTCGCCTATCGTGGTTGAGTTTGAGAAATGGTGTAGCCGACTTATCATGGTTGCTAAGAACCGCTATACAGGTAGGGTCGCATGGACCGACGGCGAATACCATGAGCCAAACATTTACGTTAAAGGTATTGAGATGAAACAGTCGAGGATGCCGCCCGTGATGAAAGAAGCCATGACTACTACCATATCCGGCATACTAAATGGGGAATCTGAAATCCTTATCACAGCGCGAAATTTATCTCTAATAGCCGACATATTAGGGGGTAAAATAGACCCGTTAGAATTGTGTATGAAAGGAAAGATAGAGCGCGACCTTTCCAAGTATAAAGTTCTCTCCGGTTCGTCTGCGGCGGCGGCATGGGCCAACGAGTTCTTAGGTAAGGGGTATCGAAGCGGCTCATTTTTCTTGGTTAGTATCAACGAAGACGGTAAATACATTGGTTTTGACGAGCCTTCGGACATAGAAGGTATAACTAACATTGGCGCAAAAGTAATGACGGATAGATTTATCATAAAGAAAATACTACCGTACTACGAATTAGCGGGTTGGGATGCACAGCCTCTCTTAAATGCACAGAACGGTTTGGCTATGCACCAATGGATATAGAATTGTTTATATGCGTGATAAAGTGAGGAGATAGTATGGCTAAGAAAGTAAATGCAGAAGACTTTGAGATATTTATTAGAGAGGTGGCTGCGGCTATCACTATGATAGGCACGGATTTAGGAAAAATGCAAACGCTATTGTATGCAAGTCTGAATCAACAGGGGTTTATCAATGAGATAAAGTGTCCTCATTGTAAAGAGGAATTGATGATACCTACCTTGCCGGACATAGAGCAAAGCGATAAATGCCCTGCTTGCGGCGAGAACATTCACGAAGGCACACAGACTACCTTTGAAACATGGGATTCCGGCGGCGAAGAAGAATGAAGGCGACTGAGGAACAGTCGGCTCGTTCCACCTACAATCCGATAGATGCCGACATAATAAGAATTAGTAAGTCCTCTTTGATGGGCTACATGATGTGCCCACGACAGTTTTTTTGGGGCTACGTTGCAGATATACCGCGAGCGCCGCCTACTGAAGCGATGATTCGCGGAACTCATATTCACACGGTCATGGAGGCGGGAATACTTCAAGGGCCGGACATGATAATGCCTACTGCTGTCGAGCAGGGGGTCGAAGAAGACGAAGGCGTTGATTCTATGAATCTCCTTCTGCATCAGATAGCCGCAGATATTGGCGGCTTCGATGTGGTCGAGGCAGAAGTCAAGCATGAGGTCTATGAGGAGTTCAACGGCTACGAGATTATATGGGTCGGGTTAATTGACGGCGTGCTACGACACCCCGAAACAGGCGACCTAATCTTAGTCGAATTAAAAACAGGTAATATGAACATGAGTAAATTGGGGCGCACACGAAAAGAGTTAGTTTATTACACGCGCCTTCTCCGCAAACTCGGCTATGGTGATGTGAGCCATTTCCTATACATATCTCCCGATTACGAGATACCCGAAGACGGACAGGATAAACTCTTACTTGAAGGACAAAAGAGAGGTAAAACCATGTGGCTCGGACCTGAGCGCGGATTTGCCCTGCTTGAGCCCTTTTTACAACGCTCCTATAATGCCTTTGAGGAATCCTTATACGACACTATAGATTCATTAGCAACCCATCAATGGCCTATGAAATGGAACGACTATTTCTGTCCTATGTGGTGTGATTTTTCATTGAATTGTGAAGCAGAACTTAACGGAGTAAACGGGTGGGATGTATGAGTAGGGTCGGAGATGCAAGAAAATTTATCGCAAAAGTAGTTTGCGCCGCCTGTGGGTCTGATGACTTATGGGAGGGTTCAGAAGAAGTATGGCGCGTCAATGGGCAAGAGGGTTCAACACCTGAACGTGTTATGATTATTGCCTGTGAATGCGGGAGCCAGCAAGTCATCGGGTGAGGGTATGATATTATCTTTCCCGCGTGAAATCGGTTTGAGGCGCACGCCCTGTAATAATAAAGATGATTACGATAGTTATATCTCAAAAGTAAATGGTAAGGCATCCTGTTATACATCTCTCTATGCGTTTGAGAAATGCGACGATAGAATGTCTTGGAAAATGGATATTGAAAGCGTGGTTATGGATAGGGCTTGGTGGGATTTCGATATGACCGAAGACACCACTCTTGAAGATGTGAGGGTTGATGTTCTAACCTTGCTATCCCGTCTTGAGGGCGATGTCCGAACTGTCTTCACAGGCAGGGGATTTCATGTTCACCAATTCTTTGATACTCCGGTTAAAGGCACGGCCATAGCAAGACACATTGACCGCTACCAAAGGAACGCCGCGAGAGGACTTAAAACGCTTGACGGCGTGGGCTTTCCACAAAAACTTACACGCATACCGGACACCTATAATCCGAAGCGCGGCAGGTGGGCAGTTAATATAGATACTGTCGCTTTTAAGGCCGACCCAAACTATGATATACCAACTCACCCCTCTAAAGAATTACAGCATCACGACCCATTTACGGGAGATGCACCCACTAATGGGTTCAACATAAGAAAATGGATTGCGGATAATCCCGTGTCCGAAATAAGGCCCGAAGGGGTCTTACAGGCCGATATAGGCCACGCTGGACAGATACCGATTCCACCGTGTATCGAGAAGGCAATAGAGGGAGATAATCCGAAGCACACAGCACGACTCGCGCTCGGTTATCATTTAGTGGAAAATCTTAGATGGTTTGCAGACCCAAAGTCGCTTACATCTGAGCAACGAGAAAGTATTATTCAAGAAGCAATAAACTTTATCGAAAAACTAAATTGGCGGGATTTTAACCGTAGCATGACGAGAAGTCAAATTGAGTCCATCGTGGACCATGAGTTCTCGCCGTCATGTTCATGGTTGCAGACCCGCATAGGTTGCCCCGCTATTTGTTGGCGTGATGATGGAACGAGGAGAAATTAATATGATGTTAAAAGAACGCGAAGTTGATGAGATGAACGAGCATGGTAAGTGTATTACTTGTAAAGCGGATTGGTCGCTATACACCGAAATGGAGCGTTATTGTAAACTATGTAAAACCCGTATAGTAATAATACAAGACGAGGTTTATTTTGATAAGGGCTGGTAAGTTTTTATAACTACTCGGCGTAGTGGTAGGTTTGTGCTTCTAATAGACGACCGCGAGAATGATAAGGTTATCAATAAATTACTCATGCGTATGGGTAAAAATGACGTAAAAGTATGTCGGATGAAAGCATCTGACTATACTATGGGAACATGGGGTATCGAGGCTAAAGAGATTAACGACCTGTATAGGTCTATCATGGGCTTTGGTCGCACACGAACTATCGTGGACCAACTACATGACCTACAAGAGTCATGCGAGCATCCCTTTCTCGTTGTCTATGGAACTGAATTGAAGCCATACATTCCCGGCAAAAGACCCAACGCTAAATTGATAGCGATGGAAATGGCCCGCATGAAAAAAGTAATCAAACAGTTTAAGGCTGTATTCTATCAAAGATTCCCTAAAATTAAATATATGGAACTCACCACAATGGATGAGTTCGTGGAATGGCTTGTAGTCAATCACACACAGCAAGGCATAGCAAAAAGTCGCCTTGCTTACGAACAACAACAAGTAATAAAAAATGCTGATTTAGATTCAAGGGTTCAAATCTTATCTGCTATCGAGGGAGTATCTGTAAATCAAGCAGAAGCATTGTTAGAAAAGTTTGGTAGCATACCAAACATACTTAAGAAAAAGACAACCCAAAAAGAACTTATGGATATACACGGCATCAATCGAAGAAAAGCGAAAGCCATATTATCTTTACGCGACTAATATGGTCTAAACTTAGATGTTCCCGACTGTGTGTGTGCCGATGCGCGGTCCATGTTTATGTTTAGATTGTTTATTACCACACTTGAGGTGTTTGAATCATCGTCGCCTGTTCCGGCTTTACGGGTTACTGTTACCGTAATTTTTTCGCCCGCTATATTAGCACCCTTTAGAGAAGTAGTTGGTAATAACGTTACGGGTGTTTTATTAAGACCTGTGCTAATTGTAGTCGTATGTGTTACGGAATTACCAGACCCTATTTTTGCTGTAGTGTAAAGCACAGCGGTTGTGTTGCTTAGTCCTTCGGGGCTATGTGTTATATCACCCTCTATATGTATTTTCTCATTAAGAACATCTATTGGTATAGTAAAAGTAGTTTCTATCGTAGTTTCTTGCGAGGCCGCTATACTCTCCCCTCCCATTAATCCCTTTGCGGCAAAAATATACCCTTCATTAGATACAGCCGCTGTTCCAGCAACAGCCGCTATATCGTCATTCATACCTTCTATTCCTCTTGAAGAATACGGGACTATGGTTGATACTCTTTTTTGGCCGGGTATTGCTAAACGACCATTAGCGGAAAAATTATCTAAAGGTAAATCCATTCTATGTTGCCGTAGTATTTTATCCAAATAATGTTGGGGCGGCGTATAGCCGTCCTCTCCGTCTTGGTGTTGGTCGCCCTCTCCGCCGTTATCAGGATTCCACGGTTCATTCGGCTTGTTATCATTCGGCGTTAATGGTTTTTCGTCGTCTAATAATGGGTCTGTGCCTAAAACAGAACCCAATGAGTTAGAATCTGTTGGTGAAAATAAATACGATAAAATACCTTGTCTTTCAAGTCCTTCGTCGCGCTCTAATGTTAAGATAACATTTTCTGTTATCCCTGCTTTTACATTGTATGAGAGTTGTTTAATACTCATTGTTTCAGCATTTAATTCTAAACCAGCATCCGTTACGCTAACATAACTTGCGGGCACATACGAAAAGTCGCGGCATATATGCACGCGGGGCGCATACCACCATTTCCTTTCATCTCTAAAGCCTCCGCCCATTTCGCTATACACTCTTAACCCCAATGGGAATATGCTACTATCATTTACAGTTCCACTCCCATTATCCACGCTACTATCTAAAATATAATTTGCCGAACCATTATCCGTTTGTGTAGGGAGGCCACATCTATGTCGCAACAATGCGCGGCAGTATTCTGCGTTAAAAGAAAACACTATTTTTGCGCCAGCACTTGCACCGTATGTAGTCGGTATGTCTATCTCATAAAACCCGCTGTGTTTCACATCTTTTGTGCTTACCATAGACGAAGTAGCACCACTTACTGTTCTATCTCTATTATTAGTATAATTATAATCTGCAATTTTAACAACAAACTCGGCATCGTCTATACTTGTTCCTGTTTGGTTTTTCAAATCAACAGTCATCCTCATAGAATATCCGTTACTGTTAGTAAGAGGTGTTCCATTAGGTATATGCACTATTTGAACCGCATGAGATATGGAGTTACTACCATACCAATAAAAATTAGATACCCATTCGACAGTCCCAGATGCGTTAGTATTTTTAGAAGAACCATATCGGCTACTAAGAGAAGTTATATCTGTATTTATATTACCGTTAAGAGCATTTACCATGCCCGGAAATAAAGCGCCGCCTGTTCCGAGAACAGTCCAATTACATACGCGCATATCTGCTTTTGAGGCCGTGTTATCAGCATTACCATTAAGAGCAATATATGGGTCTGCTATGTAGCCGTATCTTCCGGTTTCTATCATTTTATGCTGTGTATCGCTTTCAAGTATAGGTTCGACTTTTAACTGCATAGAATTATTTTTACGGGCATTATATTCTTGTTCAGCAATTCTTTTTGCTTCTTCACTACTTACTATGGTTGGCTTTTCTATAATTTTCCATCGTGTACTATCTCCTAAAGACGCAGAAGGATAATCAACAAAAGATTTACCGTTATTATAATACACCCTTATGTTTTGTATTTGCGAAGACAAATTAATATCAATATCAGAAATCTTCATATTATTTCTGTTTAATGTAATACCGCTGTTATATTTTGGTCTTAATTCTATTCTATTATCCCTACCCATTCGGTAAGTAAATGTAGTATAGTTGCTTTCGCCTTGACTTGCTTTTTCCTGTATTGCTCTTAAAGTTGCACCAAGAGTTTTACCCCTACTATCTGTTATCGAACCATAATAATCATTACTGCTTGTGTTGTTGTAAGTAGTCATGTGGCTTGTAATTGGAACATTGTTAATATCAAATATACAATTTACTGTAGTTGAGGGTAGCCAAGTGTCCATGATGGCTGCATTCCATAATAAACGCATTTTATCGCTATTCCAATAACCGCCGCCCGTTTTGCTTTTGTAATAACCATTAACATGAAGTAAAAATCGCAACAAAAACGACGAGGCGACTGTAGCATGAACCTCATACGCTATGGGGTCATTTGTTCCCGATGTGTAATTCCCTGTGTGTCCGTAATTAGCCCAACCGCCAGCAGTAGTTAAAAACCTATTTCTAACTTCTGCTTCTGTTTCTGTAATCAATTGCGACTGAACTAAACTTTGTAAGTGTTGGTCTATTGGTATCTCAAATATCATAGCCAATTGCGGTCTTATTTCTATTGTGTCGCCTACAGCCCATGCTTGCGCTGTTCA